GTCCGCAGAACGGGCCTTTGTAGAGATTTTCGCACGGCCGTGGTGGAGCGCCGTTACGTGGCATCCTTCGTGCCCCGCTCACCTTCTTGCCGCAGATCATCGAACCGCTTCTGGTTGTCGCACGTCCTGCACAGCCCCTGCCCGTTCTCGATCGACCACGGGTCGCCGCCGGGATAGTCCTCGCGGGCCAGGAGCACGCCGCACCACTGGAACGGAATGACGTGGTCGGCGATGACCGATGGCACAGCGCGTTCACCGTGCACGCCCAGCGGGTAGCCCACGCACCACGGCTGGCGCCATTTGACCGCACGAGCCCAGCGCTCGTGGCGGCGCCCGTACCCACGGCTCGCGGCGCTGCCTCGATACTCTGGGCGTGAGCCCTGAGCCATGGGCCTCGAGCCTCGAGCTCGGTGCTGTGCGCGCGTGGGGGGCTTCAGCGGCATGGGTTCACCACGGCACCCTCGTGCGCCGACTGTCGGCCGGAGGTGCGTGCGGTACCTCTCCCTCGAGGAGTGGCAATGTCCCTCGGAACGGCAGCCGTTGCTCTGGCTTCCTCGGCCGATTCGGCATCGCCGCGTCCCGCTCGGCCATGTACTGGCGCACGTCGACCACGATCGGCTCGCGCGCCCGTGGCTCCCACATCACGACCCACTGTTTCGCGAACGGCGGACACGGGAACTCGAGGAAGGCGCGCACAGCCGCCGCGGTGTGGTCGGTGTGTCCCTTCACCTGGATGAAGATCAGCTCGTCGGCCTTCATCGCGAGCAAGTCGCTCGCGAACTGGTCCTGCTTCACGGGCTTCAGCGACGGCGGGGCCTGCAGGCCGGCCGCTGCGCAGGCGCGCGCAATCGCTTCGTCGGGGCGTCCGCGGAGCCACATCATGCGCTCAAGGAAGGCCACCACGTAGCCGCGGCGCTCGAAGTACTCCTTCGTCCGCTGCTTGTAGTAACTCCCCTTTTTCGCGTTGCTCGTCCTCATCCGAGGGCGCTCCGGCGGAAGGTGTCGAGGGGCTCCTGGCCGTCGGCGTCGACTACGGGAATCGGAACCATCGTGTCGACCGGCGCGGAGCGATCGCGGGCGGCGAGCCGCTCCCGGGCGACGTGCACCGTGACGAGCTGCCCCGTGCGGTGGACCATCCAGACGGCCACCGCCAGCTCGCTGTCGATGCGCTTCACGACGCCCGCCCCAAGGCATTTCCACTCGTGGTATTTCTTCCGGGCTTCGGCGGTCTCGTAGACCTTCACGCGCTGGCCCACGTGCATCAGCGGTCCTCCCCCGGGTGGTCGATGCGGCCTGGCGACCGCGCCGGAACCGGACGATCGCGCCGGAACTGGTCGGCGTTGGGGCACGTGATGTGGTGCGGCACGTGCCCCGCCGCGAGCAGCCAGGGCTCCTGGTCGTCGCCGCTGGCGGGTGGCACCGCGATGGTGGTCTGCCGGACGTCCACGGGCATCCGGCGGCCCTTCAGCGTGAGGACGAACTTGATGGGCGCGCCGCAGCCCTTGCAGGTCGTCATAGGGCCGCCTCCGCTCGTAACTGCTTGCAGGCGCCGAACGTCTCGCACGTCGGCTGATGCGGGCACTGCGCCGCGACGTCGACGCGCAGCGCACAGCGGTCCGGCGACTGGCAGGGCGGGGCGTGGCCGAGCTCTCGGCAACGGTCGCGCCAGCCGCCCGGGCCCGAGGCCCCGAGGGTCACCCGGGCCCGGGCCTTCCGCTCGGCGCGGGTGAGCCGCCCCCCGGCACGGGGGGCTACGGGGGGTACTGTGGACGGGACGGGACGGGACGGGACGGGATCGCGCGATCCCGCGCGTGTAGGGAAGGGACTAGAAATATCTGGTTCCGGAACTAGTTCCGGAACTGGTTCCGTTCCAGATTGGTTCTGGATTGGTTCTAGTGCCGTCACTAGATGGCCGGCCGGCAACAGCGGCATGCTTGCCTGGTCCGGCGTCCGCTTCCCTTTTCGGCTGTTGCAGCCCCGGCACGCGACAACAACGTTCTCAGCGGTATTCCCGCCACGCGGGATGACGTGATCGAAGGTGCCGCCAGCATCGCCTCGACGATCCCGCCAGTTCACGGCACGCCCACAGTAGCGGCAGGAATCCCCATCGCGCGCGCGGATCTCGTGCAGGAGGTCCTGATTGTTGTAGAGCTGTTTGCGGTTACGGTCCCACGCCTGCCGCGCCTTCACCTGTTCTGCGGTCTGGTTCCAGTCGAGAAAGTCGTGGATGCGATAGCTGCCGTCTGGCTCCTGGTGCCAGAGCCCCTCCTGGATCAACGCGTCGACAGCTTCCGAGGACAACCCACGTCGAAGGACGGCGTGGGCAGGAATCTTTCCGTTGGTGAGCCGCTTATTGGCGTACACCAGGCTCCACGTGAAGGCGCCTAACGCGCGCTCGTACCCATGGCGCCGGCCGAGACGCTCGCCGGCCGCTTCGATCTTCTCGTGGTCGATGATCCCGTCGTCGAGTCGGGCCCACATAGGCTGCTCAGCGCTCCAGAAACAGCACGGGCGTCGCGACGACGTCGCCGGCCTGGTAGGTGACAAACCCCAGCGTTCGCAGGCGCCCCAGCGCGTTCAGGAAGCCCTTGGAACGCACGTGGCCATAGTCGGCCGCGGCGGCGAGCTGCTCGCGACGCACGCTTCTGGGATAGGCCGCGATGAGCGGCTCAAGGATGCGGCCGGTGGCGCCGCCGATGAGCGCAACGACGCGGTCCTGCAGCGCGCGCGCAGTCGGCCGGTGGTGGGCCCTGGCGTGGCGTGCGCCGGCCTCGGTGAGCATCACCCGAGACCCGTTGACGTAGGTGATCTGCCCGCTCGAGCGCAGCGTGCCGAGGGCGTTCAGGTAGCCCTTACTCCGGACGTGTGTGTAGTCGGCGAAGAAGGCGACCTGGACGCGATCGGGGTCACGGATGCCGATGCTGGCGAGCTCGCCGAGCGCGTCCAGGATGCGCTGCGCGGGCCCTCCCGACGAGCGCGAGGCCGGCGAAGTCGAGGCCCGGGAGGCGGGCCGGCTGACAGGCGCAGCCGGACTTGTCCCGTCCCCGGGCGTTCGACCGCGTGCAGCGTGCGTCGTCAGGGTGTGGCGGTGGACCCGCGGTGGGTCCGATGTCGGTGTGCGCTCGACGATGACCTGCACGGCTCGGATGGCGTCCGCCAGGTCCTCCTCGAACAGCGTCGTGATTCGATGATGCGCCTCCGTGATCGCCTCGCGCACCGCCAGGACGGCTGGCGCCAGATCCGGCGGCACGCGCTCGACCTCGACAGTTTCAACGACAGGTGTGGCCGACGGCGCGCGCCGGGCGTCGGCGAGCTCGCGCTCGAGCGCCGCGATGCGCTGGCTCAGCTCGCGCGGGTCGTCGGCCTTCGCCTTCTCGATCGTCGAGACCATCGACGTTTTCAGCGCCTCGAGGTCGACGTCGGCCAGGGTCGCCGCGGGGCGCGCGTCTCCAGCCCGCACGTTCCTCGGCGTGGCGCCGCTGTCGAACGTCCGCCGGCGCCGCACCTGCACGCGCTGCATCACGCCGATGAAGTGCGGCGACCAGACCCACGCCTCGCCGTCCTTGAGCTCGGCGAGCGTCGAGAGGACGTCCTTGCCGGTCTGGTGGTACCGGACCCACTCCTCGATGGCGGCCCGGTCCTGGGGGCCCGTGGTGCGCATGGCGAAGAGCGTCTCGACTTGGGTCAGGACGTTCTTGTTCAGCACGGCGCTGCGCTGGGTGATGAGGGTCAGCCCGAGGCCGCGCGCGCGGCCTCGGCGGACGATGTTCTCGAAGGCCCGCAGCAGCTGCAGCTCGTCGCGGATCGGCTTCTGCGGGATGTAGTCGTCGGCCTCCTCGAGGAAGAGGTGCAGCGGGTTCTCGCTCTTCAGGTAGAGCCGCCGCGCGAAGTCCAGGAGGAACTGCTTCTTGGCGCCCTCCGATTCGAAGGTCGCCAGGTCGAGGACGCAGGACAGCCGCTTCTCGACGACCAGGTCGGCGACGAGCTCGCCGGCGTGGCGCTCGAGCGGAATGTCACCGTGGCGGCCGCCGAAGATGGGAATGGCCAGGCCCGGCGATGCGCCGTCGGCCGAACTTCGGAGGCCGTACCAGGAGCCCACGGGGTCGATCACCACAAACGGGAGCCCGGCCGCGAACATCTCCTCAGCCATCACGGCGGCCGTGTTGCTCTTCCCCGCTCCGCGCACCGCGAGAATGCCGAAGGTGCGGGTGACGGCGTCGAGCGGCAGCTCGAGCCCTGGAGCCAGCACGATCGACGACTGAGGGCGTGTCACCACAGCACCCACACCAGGACGCCGCCGACCCCGACGAGCACGAGGGCGACGACGAGCCAGCCGAGCACGCCCATCGCGTAGGCGATCGTGTCCTCCCAGGATTCGCCGCTGTAGTCGGTCATGGCGTCACCCGCTCACCTTTTACCGGGTAGACCCGTATCCCGGGAATGCGCGTCTCCCCCTTCAGGGCGCGTACGACGGCACCGACCTTCTTCTCGTCGATGGTCTTGTATTCCTCGGGTACGAGCCGCTGGTTGAGCAGCTCCCACGCCCAGGTGGTGGTCGGCGACACGCCTTCCGTCTTCGGCAGATCGGCCGGGATGACGATGGGCGCCGCTGGTGTGGCGAGAGCCGCATCGATCACCGACGCCGCAAGGTCGGCGTGGCCCTGCACTTCGAGCAGCGCGGCATCCTCGAGCGCGCGTGCCTCATCCGCAGCCTGCGCCGCCGCCGTCGCGGCGCGCTCAGCCTCGAGCCGCAGGCGCTCCTGCTCGTCGGAGTAGGTCGTCCGCTGCGCGGTAATGTACTGGCGCGCTAGGCTGATGATGTTGAGCGCGGCAGTGCGCTTGCCCGTCAGGCTCTTGTGCAACTTGTTCGCCGTCGCACAGTCCTCGTCGTAGTGCTCGTGGACGCCCTGCTCGAGCTGCTTGAGCGCGAGCAGGTCCTCTCCGGCCTGGGCGTAGCTTGCGTGGTCGGTGACCTTCAGCAGCCGCACGGCCTCGACGGTGCGCGTGAGTTGCGCCGTGATCGCGGCGTCGTCGCGGGCGGTGAACGCAGCGGGCTCTTTCACGACAGCGGCGGTGCGGCGTGAGGTCATCGGGGGTCGCGCTCCTGCGCCATGGGCATGTAGCGGAACCGCAGCAGCGGCCGGCCCGTTCGGCCGTCGGTGCGCTGCTGCGGGTAGGCGCATTCGATCCGACCGTGTCGCTGCAGGCCGAAGCGCACTTGGGAGACCGTGTAGAGCGTTGCCGCATCGGTCCGCAGCCCGAGCGCGCCAGCGATCTGGGAGTGCGTGAGCGCGCTCGGGTACGCCTGGCGCAACGCGCCGAGGATCCGCGTCGGAAGGTCGACGTGTTGGGTCGACTTCGGCGCGTGGGCCGTGGCCGCCGGGCTGGCCCGGTTGTACTCGCTATCTGGGCCGTCCATGGTCCCGTTCCACACGACGACGAGCTCAAGGTCGTGCCGCTGGAGCATCACGCCACCTTCCTCGCCCGCACGCCACGGCGCTCCTGCTCCCACGTCACGCCGAGCGCGAGGAGAAATCGGGGATAGTCCTGCGGATCCCGGTAGGGTTCCGGCTGCGCGATGGCGCCTGACTTCAGCAGGCGCACGCCGAGGCGCACGATCGGTGTGCTCGGCGTGAAGTCAGGCCACTCCGGCGGCGGCATCACGCGCAGCGCCTCGGCGTAGGCGGCGGTCTGCAAATCTTTGCAGCTCTCCCACAGATCCCCGCAGCACCAGTCGACGAGCGCGTACTGCCCCTGCCACCAGCCGCCACCGTCGCACGTGCCGGCGTAGCGGCGCTGGGGATGCCATACGCGGCGCTCGCGGAAGTCGAAGGAGCACTGGCCGGCCTCGAGAAAGCCCGCACAGCTCTCCACGAAGGGCTTGTCGTGCTCAAGGACCTTCGACCAGTCCAGCTCCCCCTGACAGAGGTCGTGGGCAGCCAGGTGCACGCGGCGGCCGCGCGCCAGCGCCGCGCGCCGGGTGGGCCCTGGGATATGGTCGAAGTTCGCCAGCCCGACGCGGTGGAGACACTCCGTGACCGACGGCCAGCGACGGCCATCGACGAAGTACTCGTGGGCGATGGGGTCAAACGTCAGCGTCATGGCAGGACGAGAGGCCATGGTGGAATGGACGCCGCAGGGTCGGCATCGTCACGACACTCATGCGGGTATCCTTTGGCCATGACGGAGCCACTCAACATTTCGAAGCTCGATGCGTGTCAGCGTCAGCTCGAGACGGCGATCGATCTTTACTTTCACGACGGGGACCCGGTCTCGATCCATACGCTCGCCATGGCCGCGTTCGAGGTTGGTGATCGTCTCGCACACAAACTTGACATTGAAGGATTCATTCGCGAGTACGTTCGACCTGAATACCGGGACGAGATCCGCGACCGCATGAAGGAAGCCGGGAACTTCTTCAAGCACGGGAGCACGGACCCGGGGGCTGTGCTTCACTTCGACCCCTCCCAATCTGAGATTTGGTTGCTCGCTGCAACGATGACGGTGTGGCACCTTGGCGTGACCACTCCACTACTCATGTTGTTTCGCGGCTGGGCCTTTTCAACCTTCGCCCGCAACTGGGTTGAATGGCCAATTGACGACCGCTTGCTGTTGACGCCGCAGCTCGATCGCATCGCACGGATGACGCGGACTGAGTTCTTTGCCGAGCAACTGTCGTTCGCCACTGAAGCTGCAGACATCTGGACTGCCCGGAACCCCCCGCAAGTGACACCACCGGCCCCGACTGGTAGCGCGCCCGCGAACAGGGCTAGGCGACGACGACGGTGATCTCCGCATGGACCGGCTCATCGCTCATGGGCTGGGGGCTCTGGCGCGGCGAGCTGCTCGGCCAGCTGTTGCTCCAAGCGCTTCAGCGCCAGGCCCACGAACCCGATCTCGGCTTCTCGTGCTCGTGCCGCTCCTGGAGCAGCGCGGCGAGCGCGCGGGCGGTGGATGTGAGCGTCTGGCTCTCGAGGAGCTCGGCGCGGGGAGGCGGCGGCGTCGTGGCATGGCGAGGTGAGGACGTCAGAAGGCGGCGACGTCACGGGTGATGTCGGTGTACGCGACGCGGAAGGCGCAGGCCGCGATGTCGCAGCGGTCGCACTCCCCCACGCTCGGCGTCGCCGGCGGCGGGGCCTCGACCGGCCCGCCAGCCAGCTGCAGGACGCGCACGATGCGCGCCCGGTGGTCGTCGGTGAACTGCAGGCCGGGGATCGGAAGGAGGCCGTCCCGGTAGACCAGCTCGCCGGCGAGCCTCTTGCCCTCAGACTCGGGGTGCGAAAGCGGCCTGGTGAACAAGTAGACCAGCACCTGCCAGACGTCCTTCCCCCGGCGCTGCCCGCTCTTGCAATCGCTGACCAGCACCACGTCACCCTTCGTGGCGACCAGGTCCGGCGCGCCGGCGAGCGTCGTGGTCGTGCCCTTGAGCGTGAACTTGTTCTGGCGCTCGATGGCGACCGCCCAGCCTTCGGCCTCGAGCTGCGCGGCGCGCGCGTGGACCATCGCGGCGTGCTCGGCCTGCCACGTGGCCAGGTCGAAGTCATCGTCGCGCACGCGCTTCTCGTAGGTGAAGTGCGACTTCACCCAGGCGGCGTATTGGCACTGGTCGTCGCCGGCCAGCAGGCCGGTGATCCAAGTCACCCACGTGTATGGCGATCGCCGCGGCGTCACGAGAGGAGGCCTCCCTGCTCTGGCGTGTCACCAGCAGCGGACGTCGTGGCCGAATCGGCCTCCGACGGCTGCGCCGCAGGCGCCGCGGCAGCCGGCGCACTCTCGGGAATCGGATTGATCTGGAGGAGGAGACGAACGCGCTTCCCGTCACCGCGGCGCGTCAGCCGCGTGTGCAGGTCGAAGCGGTGCGCGCTCCCCTCGCAGCTCTCCGCTTCCCTGTAGAGCTGCTGGTCGGGGGTGCAGACCTCGCCCTGTGAGGTGGCGATCGTGTAGTGGGCCTTGACCTTCCCGTCCAGCGACGCGGCGACGTACTTCGAGTCGAGGAACTGCACACCACGCAGGATGTCGATACCGGCGTCCTTCGTCGCTGGTGCGGTCGGCGCCGCGGCGGCGCCCCCGTTGGCCGCCGGCGGCGCGCCGGTGCTGGAGGTGCGCTTCGGTTCGCTTGGCTCAGTGGGCTCGTCCGTTCCAGTGACCGACGCCCGGAGCTCCTCGCTCATGTCCTCGAGGTCGTGGGTGAAGACGGAGCTCGCGGCCGTGGCGAGGAGCACGCCGTGCAGGAAGGCACGCTTGTGCCCCATCTTCAGCACGGTGTTGCCGACGTCGGCAGGGTTGGTCCGGACCTGCTTCTGCTTGGAGGCGCTGCCCCCCTTCCTCTTCCAGACCTCGCGGCGGCGATCCTCGGCCGTCTCCTCCCACTCCTTGCTCTGATACACGGGCTGGCGCCAGCGGTACTTCTCCTCGCTCGAGGAGCACTCGCCAACGCCGACGCCGAGGATCTCGCCGGCGGCACTGACGATCGGCACGCGCAGCCGATAGCGCACCTCGTCGTGGGTGCTGAGGTCGAGCACTTCCGGCTCGCCTGCCGAGAGTCGGAGTAGGACGCAGATCTTCTCCGCGCCAGGTTTCATGAGGGTGGGCTTGTCGGTGCCGGGGATCTTCCCGTAGTCGACGCCTTCGACCATGACGGTCCGCATCGCGTCCTGGATGAGGGCGAGACGCGCGCGGAGCTGCTGCGAGGTGATCGCGCCCTCGACAGCGGCAGGGGTCGTGAGTGCAGTCGTGTGCATCAGTCCTCTTCTGCCTGCGGCGGCAGGCGGTAGTAGCGGCCGTCCTTCCTCACGACGCCGCGTTTCACGAGCGAGGCGAGGGCCCCGAAGATCGATCCGGCCTTCTGCTTCATGGCGTGCTGCCCCACGACGCCGCGCGCGACCTCGGTCAGCGTTGCCCCAGTGTCAGGGGCGAGCCTCAGACGGGCCACGATGCGCTGGTCGTACAGGCCCACGAATGCTTCCTCCGCGTCGGCCGACGGCGCCGCGGTGCTGGCCGGCGCGTCGGCCGACCGACGTATCCCCGTAACGTCGAGCGGGGGGGGCGTGGCGTCACCTGCAGCTCGGCGGCCGCGAAGCGCGCGCGGCGCACGCCGGCCGTTGATGCTGGCGCTCGGCGCCTCGACGGCCTTCAGCAACTGCTCGATCCCGTCGATGGCCACGGCGATACGCGCGTGGTCATTGCGCAGTTCGACCAGGGCCTGACGGTAGATGTCATCGCGCGTCATGACGGCGTCTCCGCGGTCCTTCCGGCTCAGTGCGAGGCGGCGCCGGGTCGACGCGGTCGTGGCTTGCGCGCCACCTCGTTCGGCGTCAGCGGGCGGAACTGCGTCACCGGCTCCTGGCCGTCGGCGTCGTGGTCCCCCGCGTCTGCGCCGAGGCCAAGCTCCATCTGTTGCTCGACGAGCGTCACGAGCAGCTGCGAGTTGAGGACGTGCGCCAGGAAGAGCAAGTCCTTTGCGCTGGGATAGGTGAAGTTGAGGCGCAGCGTCGCCGCGTAGGTCGGTGTTTCCTTGTCGCGCCGCACCTTGATCCGCTTTGACACCCGCACGTCGGTAATCTTGACGGAGGGCTGCGTGTCGCCGGCCTGCCGGAGCTCGAGCGTCACCAGCGGCGCGTTCAAGCCGAGCTCGATCGTCACGAGGTCGTCGGTCGGGTTGCCGCTCGAGACCTCGAACAGCTTCGAGAGCGCGCCCGGCACGAGCTTCGCCGCGACGTCCCGCGTGAAGGGCTCGATGCGGAAGACGGGCACCACCACGCGGCGCGAGGTCTGGTCCTCGTCCTCGGTCACGCGCTCCGTGGCGAAGCGCAGGTCGGCGAGATACATCTGGACGCGGTCGAGTTGCATGGGGCTCCTTCAGAAGATGAGCGGTTCTTCGGCTGGCGCAGGCTCTGGCGACGGCGCGCATTGCGCCTCGATCCAATCCGCCGCAGCGTTCAATTCGTTCGCCAACGCACGAGCGACCGGCGGCCCGTCTATGGACTGGACGAACAGCGTGAGTGCGCCGAGGTCGATCGTCGCGAACGCCGGGCGCGTGTCCTCGCGTGTGAACCGCGTGCTCGACAATGGCTCAAGGCCAGTCAGGAAGACGCGAACATCGACCATCGTCAGAACCCCTTTCAGCCTGCGTACTAGGCCGATGCCTTCCGCATGAATGCCGGCGGTTCACCACGCTCCTTACGAGCGGCAGCGGCCGCCTTCGCGGCCTTCTTTCTCGACTTGCTGGTCAACGCGTCACGCCGTGCGGCGATGGCGTCCGCGATCTTCGGCGGGATGACCAGCCGCAGCGAACGCTCGTCGTCGACGTACTGCAGAAACACCGTGTCGCGAATTTCGCGCTGGCGGTAGGTCTGGATGATGAACGTCTGCGCCTTTCCGATGAGCGGCAGCGTCGTCACCACCGTTGATGGTTTCGTGTGGAGCACGTCTGGAAGATCCTTCAACCCGCCCAGCATCCTGTCGAACTTGTCGATCGTTTCCATCGTCAGAACCCCTTCCTCTGAAACGCCTGCTCCCGGCGTCCTTCCTGCTGGCGCACCAGCCGTGCGCGCACGTCCTCGCGCACCTGGTCGCGCATGATCACCGCGTCACGAGTCGGCGCTTCGGGAGCAGCGGCGTCGGCGTGTGGGCCTCGCGCGCTGGGCGGCCCACCTCGACGCCCCGACTCACCCGCCCGCACACCGCGCACGTCACGCAGAGCCGCCCGCGAAGCAGGCGCGGGGCCATGTCCTCGTGGTGCCAGCGGAGCAGGCACGTCCACCAGCTGAGACTCGTCAGGGCCGCCCTCGTCATCGGTCCCCGCCCGGCGGCAGCCCTTCATGAACGACACCGCGAGGATGATCGCGACGGTGAGCATCACCAGCCAATCGAGCCAGACCATCTCGCCACCCCTCCTCGCACGTCGCGCAGATGCCATGAGAGACGCGCCCGGCGTCCGGCCCCGCCTGCAGCTCGACGCCGCACCACGCGCAGATGACGCGCATCGCCGTTCAGTTGAGCGACGGCCGGCACGCGCGAATCAGCGCGTCCAGCGTCGCGGCCTCGGCGCGCGCGCGATTGAGTCCATCCGCGTAGGCCTGCGCCAGCTCACGGCGCAGAATCTCCGCGTGGGTCCGCGTGAGCCCTTCGATCACGCGGGCGTGCTGGTCGTAGAGGCGGCGTTCCGCCGAGAGCCGACCGATCGCAATGAAGACCTGGTCGACCTCACACTGGATGGCCAGCCAGATGGCCGCGTCCTGGACGCCTCGCCAGCACCACGACGGCCGCGTCCGCAGCGGCCGCGACGGCGGTGCGGCGATCGACGCCAGGGGAACGGCTGGCGCAGACCGCGGGGCTGGTTCACACGCCGGGCAGAACCACACCTCGCGCGCGCAATCGAGCTCGAGGACGCCGGCGCAGATGGGACAGGGCCGCATCGCGATTCACCCCACGCGCGCCCACCGGCGCGCACCGAGCGTCGACCGCTGCCGCACGACGGCCAGCACGTCCTCGCCGCTGAACCGCGGATGACGATCGTCGAAGTTGGGCTCGAGCTCGCGGACCGGGAAGATGCGGTCACGGCGCATCCGCCACGCGTGCGCGCGGGAGATCCGCAGGAGGCGGCACACGTCGTCGAGCGTGCAAACCAGCGGGACGCGCTCGATGATGGGGTCGGGCGCGGCCATCAGCGACCCTCCCGAAACATCCGCTCGACCTCGCGGCGCTGCAACTCGCGAATGCACGCTGCGCAGACGTCGAACTGCTGGCAATCGAGCGTGCTCATGCGGCGCGCATCGGCGAGCAAGATGTCAGACGCCGTGATCGCCGCACCGCACAGGGTCTGCCTTGAGCCTTCGGCACCGCGCAGCCACGCCTTGCGACTCACGCGCTGAGTGACCACCGAGACGTGGGCGGCCATTACGCCGACGCCTCCTGCTCGACCAGGGCGATGTACGTCTCCAGGGGTTTGCCGAGGGCCTGCGCGAGCTTCTTCGCCACCCGCGGCGACTGGGTCTGGCCGCGGAGGAAACGGGAGACCGCCATCTCGCTGACCTTCGCCTTGCGCGCGAGGTCCTTCCCGATCCAGCCCTTCGCTGCCATGTCCAACGTCATCTGCGCGACGTTGAACGCCACGCGCGGGGCGGCTTGCGATGCCATATGGCAGACCATAAAGCTACTCGCTGCCACATGTCAACCCATTTTCTAACAAGGGGCGTCAATTTCAGCCCGTCGCTCCGTTACCGTTACTAGGCAAGCTATGGCCGGAAGGAAGCCGACGAGGCGCGCCGCACGGTTTGGAGCAACCCTTGAGGCGCTGCGAGGGACACGCACGAGCGGCCAGATCGCTCAGGCGCTCAATCGTTTGGGAGTCCAGGCGGACCGGTCCTACATCGCGAAGTGGGAGGGTGGACGGGTTCCCCCGCCGGATGTGGTCTGGGCGTATGCGCGCTTGGCGCACGTGGAACCCGGAGCACTCCTGGCCGAGCTCTCTGCGGAGTTACTCGGCAAGCCAGGTGACGACGAAGCTCTGGCATTACAGAAAACGGAACCGGTTGACGATTCTGCATCGAGCCGCCGTCTCACGGAGGACGTACGCACGATGCTGGACCTGCCTGATCGGGGACTGTTGTTTTCCGCCGCGACCCTAGCGTGGCAATTGTTGGAGCGCCCGCAGGACCGCAAGGCGTTCGCGCTGGCGATAGTGGATCTCGCCAGGCGTATGGCCAGTGGCATCTCCTCAACGGGCACGGAGGGAAAAGGAGACGAGTGACGGCCACACTCGACAGCACGGAACCTGGCGGCCGAGTGATCCGCGGACAGTTCGGGAGCACTTGTCAGGGATACAAGGGGCAGGACACCACGGTCACCGAGCTCGAGGAACCTCTCTATCGCGCGGCGGCGATCGCTGGCTCGATCGCGGCGCAGTCCGCCCGTCCCGCCGAATCGGTTGGCGCGAAGTACGCCGTGGGGATGAGGCGGCGAGCATGCGCTGAGGTGCGGCGCCGCGCGCGCGCCGGCGCCGCGGCTGATCCACGCGTGAGCCTCCCATGCTGACAGCCTCGGTCCTGATCTGGTTCCTCTCGATGGCCGTCTTCGTCGTCGGCCTCCTGATGGCCAAATTGACGATGGCCAAGGATCGCGGCGGCCAGGTCCAACTGGCGGGCGTCGGTCTTTGGGTGTTCTCGATCGGAATGTGCGGCGTCTCGGTTCTGAGTAACTCGAACCGTACGGCGCCAGGCGCGGCTCCCGCCCCTGCGACGACGGGTGGAGCAGGAGCTGGCGCTCCTGCCGCGTCAGGAGCCGCGACGACCAACAAGGATGCGACTTGTCTGGCCGACCTCAAATGCTGGGGAGAGAAACACGTGATTGCGGCGAGTGTGCGTTGCGACGACGCCGTCGAGCGTCTCGCGAAGTACTCGCACAAATGGACGGATGGCCTTCTTGAACCGAAGTTCTCGCATTACCGGTGGAAGAACAGGGCTACGGGGGTCGTGACGTACATCGGCGACAAGATTCAGTTTCAGAACGGCTTCGGCGCGTTCCAGAACCACATCTACGAATGCGACTTCGACCCGCGCAGCGAGGAGGTGCTCGACGTCCGCGCGCGCCCAGGCCGCCTGTGACCTGCGGCGTCTCTAAGAAGCGCTGGATCGTATGCACGCGCCGCCACTCTTTCCGCTGTGGGTCCTAGAGAAGGCTGGCGCGATCCGCGCCGCTTCGCTCTACGCGCATCCCCTCGGATTCGAAATTCGGATCGTCGATCGGACCGGCCTCTTTGTACGGACCGTCGTGGTGAAGGGTACTGAGGCCGAGGCCAAGGGCTTCGCCGTGACGATCGAGCAAGATTACACCGCGCGAGGTTGGGGGCTGCCGACTGCAGGAGGCAATGATGACCCCGTTGACCGATGATGAGAAGACCGCTATCGTCGCGACCTTTCGAACGCTGCGGTCTTCGATCGACACAGGCACTGACGTTGGGCAGGCGTTCCGCGCGTTTCAAGCCGCCTACCGCGGAGACCAAAGAGCGTTCGTAGATGGCTTCCCAAGCGATCCCACGAAGAATCGCCAGTGGGCCGGCCAACTCGAGATCCATCTGACGGACGAGATCGAAGCACGCTTTTGGGACTCCACCGCTCGTGCCGCGGAATAGAGGTCCTCGCGTCCGTGTCGCGCCTGGCATCTACCGCGACGATCGAGGCTACGCCGCGTGCGTCCAAGTCGGGACGTCGCCGCATGCGCGCACGAAGGAGAAGCGCTTCCCCTTCGGGGCGAACTTCGCGGTCATCCGCGACTGGCAGGCGCTGACGCGGAAGCAACTCCGCGCAAAGCAGCCGCTCCGTCGCGCCGCGCGCGGCACACTCGCCGGCGACGTCGAGGCCTATCTCGCCACCGTCACCGCGATGCCCTCCTGGGGCTCGCGCCGCTCTGATCTCCGCGCCTGGCTGCCGCGCTTTGGCGACCGCTCACGGCTCGAGCTCGCGACCGCAGAACTCAACGCGCAGCTGCACGAGTGGCGGGAGGCTGACGTGGCCGCGGTCACGTGCAACCATCGGCGCCAGGCGCTCATCGCGCTCTTCGATGCGCTCGACGCGGATGGCGACCTGCCGAACCCCGCGCGCGACACCGACCACCAGCGCCCGCCGGCACTCGAGGCGCGCGACATCGACGCCGAGACGCGGAAGCAGCTGCTCCGCGCAATGTATCCGGGGAAGGCGCGCGCGCTGTGGTGGGTCATGAGCGCCACCGGCCTGCCACCGGCGCGCATCCGACTCCTGCGTGCCGAGGATGTCGACCTCGAGGCGCGGACCGTCTTCATCCTGGGCCGGCAGAAGGGCCAGGGCACCGTCAGCCGCACCCTCCCGCTGACCGAGGAGGGCGTGCGCGCCTTTGGCGAGTACGCGCGGCAGCGAGCCTTCGCGACAGTGGACGCCGAGCGAGGCGCGCTGCAGCTCGGTGGCGTGGCGAAGGCGACGCTCTTCCGCGTGTTCAGCCGCGCCCTCGAGGCGCTGAACACGGTGCGCGCCCGGGCTGGTCGCCCGCCGCTACAGCTGCGGCCCTACGATGCGCGGCACGCCTTCGGTGCGACGGTCTATCGGCAGACGGGCGACCTGCGCGCCGCCGCGGAGCTGCTCGACGTCACGCTCGAGACCGCGATGCGCTACACGATGGGCGCGGTCCCTGATCGCCTGCGGAGCGTGGTCGCAACCCTCGACGGGGCCAGGCCCCGGGGCCATGCGCGCGCGAGACGCACGGAACGACCGAGCAACAAAATCGGGGATGTGCGCGAGGGTCGCAAGAAAGTCGGCCGCGCCGCCGCGGCCTATGGGCAGGGCCGAAAATCGCTGAAAACCAGGGGGTGATGTGGTGGAGCGGGCTACGGGAATCGAACCCGTCTAACTGGCTTGGGAAGCGAACCAACCAGCACGATTCACACCAGAATCACGACGGGGCCAGGCGCAGGGGCCATGCCCGCCTGGGCGTGTGCTCCGGCCGTGCTAGCCTGTCCGCCTCAGCGCTTTGATTGGAGGACTACCGTGCAACGCCCCGTCTTCGTGCTGGTCGTCGGTCTCCTCACCGCTGCGCCTGGCGTCGCACGTGCCGATCTGATTGATCTCGGCAACGGCATGATCTACGACACGGTGCAGGACCTCACGTGGCTGCAGGACGCGGCCTATGTCATGACGACGGGCTATCAAGGCGTGGACGCCGAACGGCAACGCCTGGATGTGGACCCTGGACTCGATGGGCTGTTCGTCTGGGGCTTCGGCGCCTTCGACTGGGTCGCTCAGCTTGAGTTTGGCGGATTCGATGATTGGCGACTGCCTCGCTACTTCGGCGGTGGCTGGGAGCACGGCCGATCCGAAATGACCGTGATGGCCGCACAGCTCGGCTGGTATTGGTATTTGGAGAACCCCGACGAGCCCACTTCTTCCACGTATCACCAAGGCACGACCGGTCCCTTTGTAAATTGGCACGCGCGGTCCGTCTGGCTCGACGATTCGTACAACGAATGGAACCACATCTTTGGCACTGACCTCTCCGACCCCGGGAGTCAGTCGTTGGCGTGGGCCGTCCGCGACGGTTCGCCCTTCCGCGTTCCTGAGCCAACTTCGACGCTGTGGCTGCTCAGCCTCGGCCTTGGCCTCACGTTCGCGAGGCGCGCTAGGCAACGCTCTGGCGATACGACTCAATCGCCGCGCTGAGTAGCTTGGTGACGCCTCGGCGGCCTCCATCATGTGGCCCTTCGGAGTGGCCGAGTTTGGACCGTGGTTCGTCAACGCCGACCCGATCAGGAATCCGTCGGCGTCGGTGCAGCCGTCGGCGGGCGCGCACACGAGCGCGCTCGTGATCGTGACGCGCGACTGATCTTGTGTGCCGAGCCATGAGCCCCCCGCACTACCACTCGTCGCCCAGTTGAAGCCATTGAATGGCGTGTCGGCCGAATCGCTATTCACGATGACGTCGCGCACGAACGAGAACGGCCCGTCGTCGCTATCCACGTTCCACAGCGTGACCGTGCCGAGGTAGGTGTTGCGGTACGAGTAGATCGTCGGGCTCGCCTCGGAATCGAGATTGAACAGCGCCGATGCGCCGTCTGGCAGGAGGAATTGGTTGAAGTAGATCTCGCCGTACGTGTCCTGCCCGCCCGTCGTGTCGCTGTGCATGCCGCCGCCTAGACACATGACCTGGATCGGCCAGTTGTCCGTCGTGTCGATGCACTGCGAATCGCGTACCGTGAATTGCGCCGCGCCGTCCTTCAGCGCAATCAGCGCCTCCGCCTCGGCCGTGCGGGTGTGCACGTCGGAGATGATGATCTGCTGAAAAACCGGCTTGACGAGAGTGTAGGCCTTCAGAAACGAGTTGGCGGACCCGTACTCGACGTCGGTGTCGCGGACATTCTGGATCACGGTCCCGTAGGCGTACCCGCCTGGATCCAGTCGCGAGAACATGAACGCGGACGAGTTGCATTCGTTGCAGCCCGGGCCGCGGTTGCCGAAGTCGAGATTGTGATAGTGCGCGCCAAAGCTGTTGGTGACGCCAGTCCGGATACACTGCGACGCGCAATTCTCGAACGAGAGGTTGCTCAGATAGATGTTGTCACCGACGAGGGACCAGCACGGCGCGGGGGAGACGCCGCCGCCGGTGTGGTCGATGAATGGGGTTTCGCCGGGGTAGCCGACGAAAATCACCGGCTGCGACGTCTCGGTGAACACGACGCGCGTGCCCGCGACGCCCGTCCCGCAGTCCAGGCTTGTCGTGCCGGTGATGCCCGCGAAGTTGTATTTCGCCGTCGCCCCGCGCAGATAGACGAAGCTGTTGGCGCCGCCGCTGGCTCTGGCCTTACTGATGGTCTGCCACGGCGACGCGAGCGTTCCGCTGCCCGTGGTGTCGTTGCCGTCGTCGGCGTCGAGAAACACGAATCCGGACGTGCCCACCGTCAGCGAGAAGGTTTCACAGTCCTGCTCGTCGTCGTCGCTCACGCACACCTGAATGTTGGAATGCGTGCCGGCGGTCGGACTCGCCCATTCGATCAGCCCGTCCGTGCAGGTGCCGTCGGCGGCGGTACACGGGCCCGTCACGATGGTCATGCCAGACGGCTGTCCTGAGATCGTCCAGGTGTAGGGCCATGTGCCACCCGTCGCGAACGCTCGAAAGGCGTAGGGGATACCCGTGTACTGCCGGTACATCCGGTTGTCGGCGTCGTGCCCAGTCCCCGCAGCGCCAATGGCCGTCGGCGAGAGTAACTCCAGCGGGTAGTGCTCCTGGGCCGCCGCCTGCCCTCCGCACAACACAAGCGCGGCAAGTGCGCCGATCAGCGGACGATGGCACGGTCCACCTCCGCTGCACACGCCGTCACTGACGCCATCGACGCCAGCCACGCCAGCGAGGTACCGACGGCGCCGCATCCAGGACCAGATCACGCACGCAGCGAAGACCGCGACGGCCGCGAGCCATCGCCTCATGACCCGATCACCCGTCCACTCCCCCCACTCGCCGCCGTGACCGACTCGATGAGCAGCTCCACCACGTAGCGCGTAGACGTCGCGTCAGACCACGCCCCGGCGTCGCTCCGCGTGGCCGCGTAGATGTCCGCCCCGCCCGGGAGCGCCTCCATGTCGCCGGCCGCATCGACGACGAGTTCTCGGAGCGCGATATTCATCGACGTCGAGCCCGCCTGGAACCCGATGTAGTACGCCGAGCCGCAGGTGAGCGTTGACAGCGTCGAGTCGGTCCACCGCACGGTGAGCGGCTGATCGTTGGACGCGTTGTTGCCCATCTGGTCACTGTCCAGCGTGATCGTCTGGAGCACGCTGGTGCCGCTGTAGAGCGCGACCGTCAGCGCCGTCGCAGCCGCAGGGGTACGGATCTGTGCCCGCACGCCGCGTAGGGTGAACGTCGAGCACTCGCCAGACTTCAACGCCAACCGAACCGCGCGCTCGTCAGGCGTGGAATCGCTGGAATACTGCGTGATATTGATGGCTTCGACTGGGAATCCGCGCACGGCCCCTGAGCCGTTCGAGTATCCAAAGAGCGGCAAGAACGCGAACTTTGTGCCAGCCCCGCTGTCTACGCGCACGATGTAGGGCGCGGCCCGCGCCGTGCCGCCGAAGTGTGTGCTGAACTGCCCCAGGTTGCTGCCGTTGATGGTCCCGCTGCTGTAGCTGATCACGATGGCGAGCCATTGTCCCCGAGTGGGAACGTAACACTGCGTCGGCGTGAAGCGTCGCATCGTCCCGTCCCAGGTGCCGTCCGCTGGCGGCGTAAACGTCGTCGAGGCGTCGCCAGCCCCGCCATCGTCCTTGATCACGCCATCGGCCCGGCCAGACCCGTCCACGCCTTGCACGCTGATTTGGTACGTGGGCGGCGTGCCAGCCCTCGTCTGGTACCGCACCAACAGCTCGCAGAGACCGGTCGTGTCGGTGGCTTGGAAGATGTACTCAATGGCGTCTGTCGACGAGTCGAGCGAGAAGGACGAGAACGACGGCGCAGACCCCATCGAAACCGGAGTCAGGGCGATCACGCGTTCTTCCAGATCGACCTGCGCGGCGCACGGGGCGCTCAAGAGGACCGTCGCGAGCAGCGACCATGTCAGATGCCGCATTGTGGGCAATCCCTCAGAACTTGGCGTAAGTAAGGAGTCCGTCTACCTGGACGGCAGCGGACAACTCGATGCAGACAGCCTCGCCGCTAGCTCCACGGAACAGTGTGCCGACTCCAGAACCGCGCGCAAGTCCTCGCAGGCCCCCACCAGATGGAGCAATAAGCTGATACGTCCCGGTCTTGTCCGTTTCACCCGTCGCACAGGCCGTGCCTGTTCCCGAGATGAACTGCACGTTAACGTCGCCAGCGCTCGTGACATCGAATGCACAGACGTACACGGTTTGCCCGCCTGTCAGCGCGACGAGCTCGACGTTCCCTGATGTGGCTGTGGAAATCGCAACGCTGGAGTTGCAGACGATGAGTGGTAGGGAGTTGGCGCCGCTCACTGGCTGTGACGTAGTACCTGTCGGGTCGACACGAATCGGAGCCGTGCTAGTGCCACCAGTAACCCCACCGCTCGCTGATGGAAGAAGGATGGGATAACCTGCCGCCGTCTGCGTGTCACCGCCGTCTGTATCCAGGTCCACCGTGACGTCGGCGGTGAAATTCATCGCATCGCCGTTGCTATCGACAGGCCGTGTCGCCACCGGATTGCTGTTGGTGAGGTCGATGACCGTCGCGATCACGCCAGCACTGGAGAGCTGGAAACCGCTTCCGCTCACAGCGTTAGCGATCGTCGCGAGGTTGGTATTCGACGTAGCCTGATTCGCGGCCGTCGCCGCGCCCGTGGGAAGCGCGGACGCCGTGACTGTCACCTCGCCGAGCTCGATCTCTCCAGAGAGCTCGGCCGACGCCGCCCCGCCGCCGTTCGATGTCCCGAGTAGCGTGACCACGGCCGTACCGCTGGCCCACGAGGATGGCGTGGCCTCGACAATCCGGCAGCCCGTTGCGTCGGCCTTCCAGAGCCCAGCTGCGGATACCGAGGTCACCGTGGCGCCGCTCGGCCGCGGAATCAGGTCCAGCGCCACGTAAGTATTCCCGCTAATGGAGCAGCGCAGCGTGATTGTGCCGCTGAACGTCCCCTCGACCTGCAGGCCGACGGTCGCCAGCGCGCCGCCATCTCCACCAGGCCGCAGGCGCACCGGCGTGTTGTTGCCAGTCACGTTCTGTGGACCGACGATCTTCGACCAGATCGCCGGCTGCGCGCTGAGGGCCGCCGGCACCAACGAGGTGGTGAGCGCCACGCCGGCGAGCACTACCCTGGCGCGGGAGATGAACGATGTCTGTCGCATGGGCATGAGCGTCACTCCAATCTGCGATTCGGGGTGACCACTGCCCGCGTGAAGAGCGTGGTCAGGGTTTCGACGAACGCCATTACCGCGAGCGTCTGGGCCTCCGTCAGGCCGAAGCCGAACGCCGCGCTGAGGGCGATCGCCTGGCGCACGAGGGCCGCCAACAGCACCGGTTCATTGAGGACTCGCTCCCACATAGCTCACCCGCGTGAAATGGCGTAGACGATGACGCCAGGCAGCTCGTCGACGATCGGATCCGTCTCTCGCGGAGCCCACCCGTTCTGCCACTCGATCTTCGGCTCGCCCGTGAGCCCGAGCGCACACGTAATGCCGGAGTCCCCCGACACGCCGGAGTAGACGCGCACGACGGTGCCGCCTGGTCGATCGCTGAACGCGGCGTCCTTGACCGGCGAGTCGTGCCAGCCCGCGTTCTTGAACGTGAGCCGCGTCCCCTGCCAACACTGCGATCCGCGGATGAACGCCTGCGCGCACATGCGCTGATTCACCCGGAAGGGCACCGCAGCGAGCCCGTCCGTCGAGTGCAGGACGGTCCCGACCGCCATGATTTTGGCGAGCACGGACTGCGTGAAGAAGATCGCCGGGTCGCTCTCGCGGCGCCCCGGCTCGCTCACTTCCGCGGCGCCGATGGGTTCCTGGTCGATCGCCGCCTTCTCGGCGCGGTCGCTGAGGCCCTCGATCTCGCGCACGCGGCGCACGCAGTTCCACTTGTCGCGCGAGCGGTCACGGTGGACCGATCCAAAGTCCCCGCGCGTGTTGTCATCGCTCTCGTCGTCTTCAGCGGCGCCGAGTGCTGCCGGTTCGGCCATGCGATCGCGCAGCGCGCTGAGGCGCTCCCACGGCAGGCGCCCGCCCTGCGTGGGGTGATACGGCTCGTTGGCGACTTCGCGCAGGACGTTGACGCGGCCGGCGGTCATTGCCTCGAGCTCGTCGACGTGGCGCTCGAGGTCGTAGCCCGTGCCAGCGTCGGTGATGTAGGACAGGTAGGCATCGAGCCCGCGTGCGTGGCAGTCGTCGAGGAACGTCGGCAGGCGCATGTAGACGTCGCCAGGCGTCTGCTCAGCCCACGAGAGCGCTCCGCAGAACACGCGCACGAGGTTGACGCCGAGCGCGGCGAGCTCGTCGAGCGTCGGCCGGTGGTCGTGGCCTGGTCGGAGTGCCGAGAGGCAGGACGCGCCGACGATGGTGTGCAGCTCCATCACTGGATCCCCGCGCGCGCACCGCACACCGTCAGCGGGTCGCGAAAGTCGAACACCGGATCCGCCTGTCCGGTGAACCGCGCGAACATCGAACCGCTCGTCCACGACGACGGCGGAAGCGCTTTGCTTCCTGGCTCAAGCCCGCTCGCCTGCGCGTCGGCCAGCGTCTGCCACGTCCGGCCAGGGATCCCATTCGTGGCGATGAGCCGCAGCGCTGGCGCCGTGCCCATGAAGACGTTGCACGCGCTCGTCATCGCGTCGAACGCCCAGCGATCCACCGTCAGCCGCGTGAGCACGTTGTGCCGGAACGTCCACCCCGTAACGGGCGCCCCGCCCGTGCCCCCGCTGGATGATGTGATGTACGTCGCGCCCGCAAAGACGTTGCGCTCGACGGTCAGCTCGTCGAAGCCGTCATGCCCGAGGTAGAGACTGTCCTGGCAGTTGAGGACGGCGTTGCCCGTCAACGTCACGCCCGTGTCCGACGCGGTGATGCAGTGGTTTGGCGCCCCCCAGAACTCAGAGTCGATCACAGTGTTGCGGCCCGCGATGTGTGCGAGGTTCCAACTCCGATCGACGCGACAGCGCACGCACGCCTGGTTGTACTGGCGCGTCGAGCGCTGGCGCCCCATCAGGAGCGCGAGCCGGTCGCCGCCGGAATGGAAGCACTCCCCAATCCCAAAGCTCGGATTGACGTCGGTCGCCTCGGTGCAGTCTGGGTTCGGCAGCGGGCTTTGCCTGATGTTGTGCGAAGCGTGGAGGTCCTCGGCCAGCGTGCCGCTGCCCTCCATCCAGACCTGCGTGGCGAGCGCCGTGACCCGCCGGAGGACCGTCCCGGTCGCGCTCGTCTCGATCTTGATCCCACTGCCGCTGACGTAGGCCACGGCGAGGCCCTCGATCGTCAGGTGGTCGCCAGCGATGGCGAGCTGGCCTGCGGTCGCCGTCCCGACTCGAAGGTCGTCCTCCGGTGCCGGCGGACCGTCGTGGCACATATGCACGCTGAGCGTGGTGTCGTCGGCGGTCCACGTGCAGCTCTGCGCCTCGACCTGCGCGACGTCGCTCCGGCGCGCGTACATGGGCGGAACGAGCAGAGTGAATGGCCGCCCGAGGGAGACGGTCGGCGCACGGCCGAGCCTGTCGTCGACGAGCCAGGGCTGCCAGGTCGTCGCGTCGAGCTGCGCGACCGTGCCGACGCCAGGGAACGGGAGCGGCGCCTGCCAGACGTACTGGCGACCAGCGGCGCGCGTCCACGGCCCAGGGCGCGCCGACACGCCAGCCAGGCGCGCGCCTGGCTCCGCGACGAACCTGATCGGCGCCGGGGCTGTCCCGCCACGAGCCAGCACGAGCCGCGGCGGGCTGTAGGTTCCGAACCGGAGGAGCACCATCGACCCTGGCGCGATGGATCCCGCGTTCAACAGCTCGACCGCGCGTTCGAGCGAGCACGGCGCCTCGGCCGACTCGCACGTGCTCGTCTGGCTCCCGGTCGGCGCCACGTAGTACGTAGGCGTCGGCTGGCCCGTGGCGAGCAGCCCGAACAGGAGTGCGGCAGGTCGCGTCATCGGACGAAGTCCCTTGCGGCCACATGGATCGGCGCGCTGATGACCTGCGGTGGTGGCACCGGGTCGGGAGGCGACACGACCTTCTGAATCTCCCGATAGACGTAGTCCTTGGCCGCCTGGTGACTGAGGCCGTACCGGTAGCGGCCGACGCTCTCGTAGGCGTCGCAGAGCCACGCCGCGATCCCTTCGTCGTCGAGCGGGTGGGGGACGAGCCGGAATGGATGCTCGCCCGGGCGCTCATCCTCCTGGGATGGTGTGTAGACCTCGAAGCGCAGCCAGTCGAGCGTGTCGAGGAGCTGGTCGCGCGGGATCGGCTGCAGGTCGGGATAGCCAGGCATGTCGTCCTCGTCATCGGGTGGACGCGGCGACGGCAGCGGGGTCAGTGACGTCTGGCCCTTCGGGAAGCCAGCGTCTGCCGAGTGGACCAGCTCGTCGCCGCTGTTGTCGTCTTTCGTGCGCCAGTACTCCCACCGCAGCAGGCCGTCTTCCGGCCGGCCGTAGATGAACTTCTCGTATCCGCCCTTCAGGCGTACGGTGGAGTCTGCTTCGCGACGTCGCGGGTCGTAGGTGTGGACGAACGCGATTGGCCGGCCGCCGAGTGTGCCGCTCGCGGCCACGTCTATCCGGGCGAGAAACTCGAAGGGATGAACTCCGGCCGGCGCCGGCGTTCCGCCGAGATCAACAATCTCCCCCTCGAAAGCCCAGGTGGACCCGGTCTGCACGCGCCGCGGCAGCCAGAGCGGGAGCGGCTCGAGATACCAGCCAAGGTCACCAGGTTGGCGCGTGCGATCGAACTCGTGATAGATGCGCGACGGGTCGAATGACCACCACTCGGCATACGCCGCGTCGGTCAGGCTCTTGATGAAGGTGGCGCAGTCCGGCCGCGCCATCGCGGGATAGGGCCCGAGGACGTGCGGGAGCGTGTCCTCGATGACGCCTGTCGGGTCGACGACGAAGGGCTCGTCGACGAGCGACTCGAGCGCCCCGTCGATCCGGAAACGGGCGTCGTGCAGCCGGCCCTTGACCGACCACACCACGCGGATCGTCTCGGTGAAGCGGTCCCAGCGCGCATCGTGCGGCCCGTCCGAATCGCCGGCGAAGACGACGTACCCGCGGCTCGAGCCCCAGGGCCGCAGCAGCACGCGCGTCTGGTCGTGCGAGAGCAGCCACCAGCCGCCGGGCGTGCGGATCGGGATCGGCTTTGCTTCCCACTCCGCAAGCGTGAGGTCTTCGCTCGGGGCGTCTCCCGTTACGCGCCCGTAGACGCGCGTTCCAGCCTCCCAGCAAAGCGCCCCGTACCGCCAGGCCGGCTCGCGTGCGCCGAGCACCGGCTGCCCCGTGAGCCCCGGCACGATCTGCATGGCTGTCGGCCGGCCCGCGAGCAGGAGCCCGGTCGCGTGCTGCGTGCAGGCGAAGAGGATGCCGTCATCGTTCCAGGCCGGCGCCTGGTAGCCGGCCCAGATGGTCGAGTCGTCGAAGCGCAGGCAGGGCCCGGCGCTCGGCACCACCTCGAAGACGGTCCACCGGCCGCCACCGGCGGCGATGACGTTCCCGCTCCGACCGATGATCTGCGGGATGTAGTCCGGACCGCGGGCCTCCATCAGCGCGCCGTCGTGGGCGCCGCCCTGGTAGGTGTAGAGGATCGCGTTCGACTCGGCCTGGATCTGGCTGGCGGACAACCACTCCGGCGACGTCCCGTGTGGGAGTTGGTCGCCTTCGAGCGGCGCGATCGGTTCGCGCTCGAGCTCGATGACGTCGTGCCCGGACACGACCAGGTCGCCGGGCGGCGTCAGGCGCGGGAAATGTCCGCTCATGGTGACCGCTTCACTCGTGGGTGCGCGCGACGCTGGCGGCGTCCTCCTCGCATTCGAGCGTGTGCCGCTGCGGCGGCAGCTTGATCAGCGCGCGCGCCTGGTTCAGGACGGCATACCGCTCCGCGAGCGTGTCCTCTCTGATGCCGATCTCCAGCGCGCTCACCATGCGCTCGAGCAGCTGTTCGTCGACAAGTACCATCGGCATGGCGTCTGTCCTCCCTCGGACAGGCAAAGAAAAAGGCGGCTCGACCCGGCTGCGCGTCGCGCGCAGACGGGGAGCCGCCTCTGAGCTCGCCTGCCCCCTGTGGGTGTCCCCGGCCTGAGGCTCAGACCTCGTCGCGCCCGTGATCAGCGGACGCCTAGGGGAACCTTCGTGTTGCGATCAGCGCGTCTGCTCACCTTTCCCGGTGACCGTCCGACGCAGATCCGCCACCTCCTGACGTGTGGCCTCAATCGTACCACGCAGGGCCTGCAGCTCGGAGGCGATCACGTCTTTCCGTGAGTACGTCTGCTCGGCATACGCCTTCGTCGAGTCGATGCTCGACGTGATCGCCTGCATCTGCGATTCGGTGGCGGCCAGTCGCGCGTCGACGACGGCGCGTTGGCCGCGCTGGGATTCGATCCAGCCCCCGATGCCGAGCGCGAAGACGACGAGCGCCATCACGTCCTTCATCGTCACGCGGGTCTTCATGTCAGCCAGTGTCATGGAGGCCCCTCCCTTGGTCACGCGGCCGCCGGTTGATGCCAGATCGTCCCGTTGAACGCGCTCGAGGTGTTCGCCCGCTGGCGCATCGCGATGCGGCTGCCCGCGGTCACCCGGATCGGGTGCGGGAGCCGGACGTACCCGATCCCGGTTCCGGAGTCCGCCGCCGGCGTCGTGTAGGGCAAGGACGGGGCGATCGACACGTAGCTCGTCCCGCCGGTCGGGTCCGCTCCGAGCTCGATCTCTCCGTTCACCGTCCACCCCGCCGCGACGACTCCGACGATGAGGGCATCGGCGGCGAGGGCCGTGATGAGGTCCGTCCAGGCGCCGTTCGCCCACCCCGTCGTGCCCGCGATCGAGGCCGTCGCGCTGTCGATCGGCGTGCACGTCAGCACGGTGTTCAGGTAGCCCGTGGCGCCGCCGAGGCTCGTCTGATAGCCCAACGCGATGCGATAGACGTCGGTATCCGACGAGGCGCTGTGCGTCACCCGCACGGACACGCGGCTCCCCGAGGGAATGACGCTGTAGATTAGCGGGAGCGGGATGGTCGCCCGGCCGCCCCACTGGTTCGCGCCGAACCGCACGCGACAGGTGGCCACCACGATCCGCGTCGTGCCGCCCGTCGGATCGACCCCGATCTCGATCTGCGCGGACAGCTCCGTCAGGACGCCGCCGTCGTTCGGGAGCACGGCCAGGAACCGCGGATACATGACCGACGCCGACGACGTCGTGAGGTCCGCCCAGGCGCCAGCGGCCCACGCCGTGGCATCCGGCGTCGCCTGGACGGCGTCAGCGGCCGCAGGCAGCCAGAGGGTCGGCTGGTTGGTCGTCTTGCTCACAGCGCCCCCTCGTAGTACTGCGCGCTGACCCCGAAGGTGAGCGCGGCCGCGCGCCGGTGTCGGGCACGCATCGAGACTCGAACCCCTGCGGGGATTTGGCCTGCGAGGATCGGGTCGAGCTCGACGCCCTGGCTCACGGCGACGCCTTGCCGCGTATGGATACGCACGGTTGTCTGCACGACCTCGCTCGAGGCCGGCCCGGTCGCGACGTCGATCTCGATCTCGTCCCCGCCCGAGTTGAACGGGATGTCGCCCTCGCTGATGAGGACCTGGGAGAGCTGCCACGGGGCCGCTGTCGCGGCGATGATCTCGGTGAAGGCCGCTGGGTTCGCCCACGCCGAGCTCGAGGTCGTCAGCGTGATGTAGCTCGATGGCGTCGCCGAGCGGAACGGACGGGTCGTGAGGCTGATGCCCGCGGGGACCGTCGGATAGTAGAGGGCCTTCACGTACTGCGTCTTGGCGGACTGGCTGGCGGCGTCACGGTACCGGCAGCGCACCGACACGCGCGTCCCCGGCGCAATCGGCCCGATCGGAATCGGGCACGTCAGCCAGTTCGGCGAATTCCGGGTGTTGCCCCCGGCGCGGAAGGTCGCACAGATGCCGGCGACCTCAGAGCCGGCCAGCCCGAGCGAGACGTCGAACTCGATCCCGTCGCACAGGTTTGCGATCTCCTCCACGTGGATACCGCAGAGCGCCCAGAAGGTGGCCGGGGCGCTCGCCGCCGGCATCACCTCGACCCAGGCCGTATCCGTCCAGGCCGTCGAGCTGCTCGTGGTCAGGGTGACGCCGCGCGCCCCAATCGGGTAGCTGGTGGGCCCGCTGAGCACGACTTCCGGGTCGTTCGTCGTCTCCGGCGGGTTCTCGCCGCCGACGCCTCCCCCGCTGCCCCCGAAGCCGCGGACCGGTCGATCCGGCTGGAAGTACTCCAGCCAGCTGTCGCGGTATTCGTCCCCCTCGACGGCTTCGACCTCGTACTCGAAGAGGTGCTCGTCATCGCCAAGGCCGCTGACGTGCCGCATCCGGACGCCGGTGATGAGCACGTCCACGCTGGCGAGCCCACGATTCGGAAGGTTGGCGGTGGTCGTCTGCAGCGACCGGAGGCCCGGCTCCTGCGTGATGCCCTTCAGGCGCCGCGTGGAGCCCGCGAATCGGCGCAGATGCGCCAGGAGGTAAGCATGCGCCTGGTCGTAGTCGAAGACCTCCGGGAGCTCGAGGCGGCCCGTGTAGGGCCGGCCTGTTTCCGCGAAGGCGGCCAGATCGCGCTCGAAGATGCTGTTCGGAAACTGTGACAGGAAGGTCGCCTCGACGTACTCGTCGCTCCCCAGGACGGCCTCGCCGGCGTCCTGCACCCAGCGCTGGTTCCAGTTCTGCGCCCGGTCGTAATACCAGGGCGTCGAGAACCCCTGGCCGAAGATCGAGGTCGGCTCGAACGTCACGCCGCCGGTCCGGCCGACCGTGAGCACACCCGGCAGCTCGGCCAGGTCATAGTTCAGCCGAAATTCGCGCGTCGCCCCGTCGCCGTACCAGCGCTGCGTGACCACGCGGGCGCCTTCGCCGAAGATGGCCCAGGCTTCGTTGATGTAGCCCTGCAGGCTGCCCTGCTCCACCTCGACGCTGCGCAGCGTCGACGACGTGAGCTGAAAAGGCGCGGCGACCGTTCCCGGCTCAACGAACTCGAACAGGAGTCGGCTCTGCGAGGCTGAGTAGATGACGCGATGCACCCAGCTGCTTTCCAGCGACAAGCGATCCGCGATCTCCTTGATGGTCATGAACCGGAAGCCCTGGGCTCCCACCGTCGGCCCGGCGGCCATCGCCGGATTCAAGATGATCTGGTGCGGCGCCAAGTTGAGCACCGGGGCCGCGACCGCGTCGCGCAGCGTGCCAGCGGGGGTGATGCCGTTGAACATCACGAACTCGAGCAGGGCCGACGCGTCGACGGCCTCCACCGTCGTCAGGTTGCCTTCATCGTTCACGACGTCGCGCTCGGTCGGGGTCCACACGACGCCGCTGAACTCCCGAACACCGTCCATCTCGAGCACGACCTCGTCCCCGAACGACGGGCGGAACGCCGGCGATCCGTGGTCCTCAAGGAGGCACCGCAGGACGCCGCGGTTGTTGCCGATGTACTCCACCTCCAGCGTCTGGTGCAGGACGAAGTCCGTGACGTCATCGCCGCCGATCGTGAAGAGCGTGATCTCGGACATGGCGTCAGGTGGCCGTCCGCACGCGCACGAAGTTAGGCATCCGGCGCACGACGGCGCTCGTTAGCGTGTAGCCGTCGAGCTCGACCACGATCGTCTGCTCCCCGCCTGGCTCGCCGACCGGCGTTTCAATGACCGCTTCCATCGGGCTCACGCGCAGCGTGTCGGCACTGAGGTCAGCCCCGAACCGACGGCCGTCGTCGTCGAGTTGCGCCCACTGCAGCGTGCCGGGCGGCACGAAGTAGGCCGGCTCCGGGAAGCTGCCTGGCGTCGGAATGGTGCCCGGTGGGCCGACACCGCCGAAGTCGTCGGGGTCTGTCGGGAAGTCCTCGCCGCCACCGGCGCCGCCTTTGGTGAAGATCCACTTCAGGCCCTTCCACAGCGCCGAGAACCAGCCGCCCACGGTCGACGCGATGCTCTTCATTCGCGCGGCCCACGCATCGCCGTACTTCACGATCTGGCCGAAGGCCTCGAAGTAGCTGAGCACCAGCGTGGTCAGGTCCCCCGACTTGTGCGCCTGGTAGATCCCGCCGATCGTCTCGAACATGCCTCCGAGCTGCGAGGCGAGTTTCGCCGCGCTGTCACCGATCCCCCCCTCGCCGTTGCCGAACTTGCTGGCGATCACGTCAGCCAGTTCCGCGACCTTGCCGACCACGGTGTCGCGGCCGAACCCGAAGGCGCCAGCGATCTCCGACCACGAGCTCTGCGTGCGGCTCACCATGTCCCCCGACATGCCGCTCCATTCACCGTCGACCCTGGTCCGCAGCGCCTGCGTGTCTCGCACCAGCGGATCGGCGATCTCGGGCTGGAAGCGCGCGACTTGCGCCGCGACCAGGTCAACGGCCGCCTGCACGCTGCTCACAACCGGTACGGTGAACTCTGGCTGCATCCGCGATGCCTGCCGCGCGACCGTGTCAATCGCCGCTCGGACGTCCCTGCCCACCGTCGAGCCCATCGTCCGCGTCGCCGTGGCGACGTCCGTAGCCGCGCGCTTGGTCGGGTCCACCATCACCGGCTTCAGCCGGCCGAACTCCCGCGCGATGAGGTCGATCATGTCGGGCACGAACGAATGGCCGACGACCTGGTCCTTCAGCCAGCGGAAGGTCTCGGCCACCTTCTTCACGTGGTCGGTGATGCCCTTCACGATCCCCGTGAACTTGTCGAGCAGCCAGGTCGCCACGCCCTTGACGAGCGCCTCGACAATCGGCAGCACGGTGTCGCGCAGGAAGGTGAAGATCGCGACGACGGCTTCGATGTGCGGCCGGATGAAGGGCGCCAGGGCCTCGACGCCCTTCAGGAACGCGTCCTTGAGGAAGGTGAGGACCGGTGTCAGGAGCGCGACGATCTCGCGCGCCGCGCGCGCGTGCATGGCGATGATCAGCTCGAAGCTGGAGAGGAAGAGGTCCGTGAGGGCCTTGACGAGCTCCCAGATCGGCCCCGCGACGGCGAGGAAGGCATCGCGGAAGAGCCCCCACCCGACGAGGAAGTTGTTGATCTCCTGCTTCGCACCGGCGACGAACAGGCCCAGCGCCGCCAGGAAGACGTCCTTCAGCCAGGTCACGACCGGCGCCAGCGCCGTGACGACGACGTCGACGATGGGCATGACGACGGCCTTGATGTCGTCGCCCCAGGCGTACCAGGCAGCCGAGAGCAGCGCGATCGCGGCGATGACCCACCCGATCGGTCCGGTGGCGAGTGCGGCCAGCGCACCGCCGATCGCGCCGAGTGCCGGCAGCAGCGGCGCGAGCGCCGTCATCAGCCCGCCGATCACAACCAGGAGCGGGCCGACGGCGGCCACGACCGCGGCGAAGGCAAGCGCGACCGTCTGCGTGGTCGGAGACAGCTCCTTGAACCACGGGACGAGCGTCTGCCCCACCCAGTCCGCGACCTGACCGACGAGCACGGCCACCTGGGTCAGCGCCGGCGCGAGCGCCGATCCAATGGCGACGGCCGCAGTCTCGACGGATCCCTTCATCTCCTCGAAAGCGCCTGTGAGCCCTCGCATCGAGGTCCGTTCGGCGGTCTGTGCGGCGCCGGCGGCGTTCTGCAGGCTCAGCTCGAGCTCACGGAGTCCGGCGGACCCCTTCGACACGAGCGCGACCATACCCGGCCCAGCGCGATCGCCGAACATCTGCATGACCGTGGCCGCATCGGCGCCATGGGCGCGCAGCGTGTCGACGACGTCGGCGAGCTTGAAGGTGCCGTCGGCGCTCTTGAGCGTCTCGATGCCGAGCGCCTCCATGCCGTCGCGCATGCCCTTCGTGGGGTTGGCCAGGCCGGTGAGGATTTTCCGGAGCGAGGTGCCGGCCATGTCGGCCTTGATGCCTGCGTTGCCGAACTCCGCGAGGACGGCTGCGGTGTCCTCGATCGACAGCCCGAATCCGGCCGCGACCGGCCCCGCGTACTTCAAGGAGTCGGCGAGTTGCTTGACGTCGATGGTCGACTTCTGCGCGGCGAGGGTGAGGACGTCATTGACGCGCGCGGCGTCTTCGACCTTCAGCCCGAACTGCGTGATGGTGTCGGCGGTGACGGTGGCTGCGTCCGCCAGCGACATCTGCGCGACGGTCGCGAGCTGCAGGACCGACGGGAGCGCCGCGATCGATTGCGCGACCGTGAAGCCCGCCTTCCCGAGCTCGCCGAGCGCTTCGGCCGATTCGGTGGCGCTGAACTTCGTCTTCGCGCCCCACTCGATCGCCGCGGCCTCGAGTTGTTTGAACTCCTCCGTAGTGGGCGCGAGCGCCGCGCTCACGCGGTTCATCGCCCCTTCGAACTCGAGGAAGGCTTTCGTCGAGGCGGCGCCCAGCCCGACCAGCGGCGCGGTGATGGCGACCGACATCTGAGTGCCGGCCGACTTCAGGCTGGACCCCATCTGCTCGAACTTCTGGCCGACGGCGGCGAACTGCCCGGACGTGGACTTGACCACGTCGGCCGCTCGGCCCATGTCGGCCTGGAACTGCGCGAGGTTCGAGGCGAGCTCGACCCGCAGGGCTCCGATCAGCGCGCCGCCAGCCACTGGTTTATGGTCCTCCCCGCGGTCGCTGCCGCCGCTTCGGCGTCATCCCCATCAGGGCCTGCCCCAGCATCAGCGCCCCACGCAGCGCCCGCTGCTGGGCCACGGTGGCTGGTGCGCGCTGCTGCGGCCGAGCCGCGCGGGCCGCCTTCTCTCGGACGCGCATCAGGAGTCGATCCAGGTCCGGGAGTTTCTTCTGCCTCGAGAACGCTGCCGTGTGCCAGGCCACGTAGATCGCCAGTTGGAGCGCGACCTGCAGCTGGTCGTGCTGACGCGCCGCGATCCCTCGCTTGACGGCCGCAATCTCGCGCGGCGTCCAGCGCCAGAACTGCTCCGGGCTGTAGCCCGCCGCGACGGCCGACGCTAGGAGGCCTTCCCAGTCGACACCGCCGCGACCCGAGGGCGGGCGGGCTTCCCCGCGTCTCCCGCGATCGCGTTCATCGCGGCGACAACCGCCTCGGTCGCCGCACTCAGGCCGACGTCCGAGATCACGTCACCGGCCTGCTCGAGCGTGAGCTCCGCGTCATGCCGCTGCAGGCCGACGTGGACGATCTGCCGCAGCATCCGCAGACTGGGTTTCGCGGCCAGCTTCTCCGCGAGCGCCTGAATCGAGTCGACCTGCAGCACCTCTTCGAGGGTGCACATCGCGTTCGTGTCGAAGCAGAGGGTGTGCCCCTGCAGGTTGACTTCGCCGCGTCGCGTGTTCGCCATAACGCCGTCGCTCACTCCTCACGTGGAAGATTCCGGGGCAGCCGTCGATTCGGCTCCAGCGGGGCCCGCCACCGCCCAGCCGCGGGCCCAGCTCCCACGCGGCCGGACGGACCCCAGGGGGATCATCAGAACTCGTCGATCGGACCGGTGATCTTGATCGAAAAGTTCAGCGTCGGCTTGTCGTCGATCCCGCCGATGTTCGGCTTCCACGACTTGACGTACCCGTCGAACTCCAGGCCCTCGGCCGGCGAGACACCGGAGAGCTCGATGCGCCACCGGTAGTTCGTCCGCTGCTTCTGGCGGTAGCCCAGACCGGTCGTGAGGTCCTGTGTCGCCTCGCCGTGGAGGTAGTTCGCGACGCCGGTCAGCTCCCCTGGCTCGATCGCGCCGGCGACGTACTCACGATAGGCATCGGCGCTTGTGAGGTGGGTGACCTCGATGTCGGCGGTCTCCGGACCCAACTCACCGAGGGTCGTGACTTCGGCGATCGGCGTGAAGACCTGCGGGCTGGCGCCGATGATGGCGACGCTCAGGGTGGACTGAAAGGAGGCTCGTGCGTTGGACATCGGTCAGCTCCTCGTTCGGCGAATCAGGGCTCCTCCCAGAGGAGGTAGTCCTGGGTGATGCGATAGCGCTCTTCACCGGCTCGCACGTCCGGCTCCGGCTCCGGGAAGTCCCGCGCCAGGTCCTGGATGGCGCCGCCACACCGCGGCGCCGGTGACGTCGCCCCCATCGGCCCCTGGTAGCCGTCGAGCCGGGCCTCGAGGGCGAGCGCGAGGGCTTCTGCGGCGGCGTAGGTCTCGGCATAGACGTCGAACTGGTACCGCCGGCGCGCCAGCCGAGAGAACCCCTGCAGCGAGTAGACCCCGTCGCGATCGACCCGCTGGTACCGGATCGCCGGCAGTGTCACGACCTGGGGCAGCCGCAACGGGAAGATCCGGTCGTCGAGGGCCGCCACGATCGCGACCGCCGCCGCATCCCTGGTCGCGTTGCCCGTCGTCGGACTCCCGAGCAGGAACGCCCGCACGTCCGAAGGGCCGAGCACGACCTACCGCCCCGCCTTCCGGGCGACGCGCGCCAGGCGCTTCGCGGTGCGCTCGATGGCCTTCCAGAGCTCGTCGCCGAGCGCGTCCCGCACCTGGTCCTTCGTCGCGTCCCAGGCCGGCCGCAGCCAGGGCTGTGCCGGATGGTGCGCGGTCCCGAACTCCTGGAAGAGACCCCAGAAGGCCGCCTCCTTGCCCCGCTTCGCGGCCCCGATGCCGATCTGCACGTCGAACTGTCGGTCGCGCTTCGGCGTCGACCGCACCGCGACGGACGCCTCGAGGTCGCCCCAGTCCACGGGCGCCGTCGCTGAGGCGAGCTCGGCGGTCGGCTGGGCCGCCCGCTTCATGGCGGACCGCACCGCGTTGACCTGGAATGCCTCTTTCGGCAGCGCCCGCAATGCGCGCTCGAGCTCGGCGAACCCGCTCACCTTGAAGGTCACCATCGACGGGTCCCATCACTCCGCACGCCCGGCGCAGAGCAGCTCGAGGCCTTCGCGCCGCCCGAGCTCCTTCACCGCCTTGACGTCGAACGCCCGATCGCCGTCCGTCAAGTCCTCGACCACGCACACCGGCGTGATCCCGGGATACCAGCGAATCCGGAACCGCGCACTGGTGACGGCGGCGATCCCCTGCATCTGCCACCGCTCCGTACCGTCCGCGTCGATCCGCTGCGCCGGCAGGCGATCGCGCACCGTCACCGGCGCCGCGACCGGCTGCCCGAAGTCGTCGAGCGTCCGCTCGGCCTCGGTCGGCGGCCGCGTGATCCGGATCAGGCGATCGAGCGCGCCCGCCGCGAGGTGCATCAGCAGGCCTCCCGCCACCAGGCGTCGAGCACGCGGTACGGCATCAGCGCATCGCGCACGGTGAAGCCGCTCTGCACTGGCCGCTCCCGTTGTGACCCGGTGCTCGTGATGGTGACGCCGCGGACGCGATACTGCTCCTCGGTAAGCCGCGCGATCACCTTCCGCAGCCCAGCCGGCACATCGTCGAACGACGCGCCATACCCACAGCCGAAGCGCACCGTAACCGCGTTCCAGACGCAGGCGGTCTGCGGCCACAGCTGCTCGTACGCCGGCCGGATCTCAGCCGGGTCCGCGAATTCCCCACGCGGCGCCCACACCTCGTACGCATCGGAGTCGAGCGTCTCGACCGTCCCGTCTGGCGCGCGGTAGGTGATGGCGACGTCCGGCGTCAGCGGGCTCCCCGTCCAGCGCAGCGGCGGATATGGGAGTGTGATCACCGCTGGAAAGCCAGGCAGGACGAGATCCCAGACCTGGTCGATGAATCGACGGTCCGTGACCACCTCGGCTTCCTGCCGCGCCGCGATTGCGCACTCGCGCACGAGCTCGGTCTCATCGTCCCGCACGACGTTGAGCCACTCCATCAGGCTCGAGCCGTCCGGTGGGGACAGCGGCTCGAGCAGGAACGGCTCGTCGGCCGGCGCGGTCACGAGCGTGAGCTTCATGCCGCCGCCACCTCGAGGCCCTGGCGCAGGTGCGCCCACGCGTCACCATGGGCTATTTCGTCCGGCGTCCACTGGCAGTAGGCCAGGCGCTCCAGCCAGCGCCGTCGATCGGGGCGCACCGGATCGGCCTGAATCGCATGACTCGTCACCGGCCAGGCCATCGACCCTTCGTCGAGCGCGACCGTCGGGACGCCGGCCAGCACCGCGTCGACGCCGGCGTTACTGTTCCAGGTCACCGCGACAGCGGCCTCTGCGAGCTCCTCGTCGAGGCTGCGATCGCGGCGCGCCTGCACCAACAGCGCCGGCGCGTGGATGGTCTGCCTGGCCTGCGGGTGCGGACGGAAGACGACAAGATAGCCGCGCGCGACCAGCGCGCGCGCGATGTCGCGCACCCACGCCTCGAGCTGCAGCCCGCGCACCGCGGCATCGCCCGGCACCTGCCCAAGGAGCAGCGCATAGTGCCCGCCGTCGCGCCAGGGCCGGAGGGCGTGCGACCAGTGCGCCGCCGCGCGATCGCTCGGCACGTCCTCGGTGTAGAACTGCGCGCGGCCGTTCAGGCCGTCGTAGCCCATCGAGACCCAGTGCGTCCGGTCTCCGAGGTAGGCCCGCTCCATGACCAGGACGCGGCCGCCGTGCGTGCGCTGGCCGGCGAAGATCGCCTCGTGGTGTACGCCCCAGCAGACGGCGAGGTCGCACGGCGTGTAGCTGTAGGCCGAGACGATCTCAGCCGAGAGCCCATGCCGCGCGAAGCCGTCCAGCGCCCAGCGCGCCGCCGCCGTCTGGTGGGGCGAGGGCCGCGCGAAGATCCGAATCGCCGGCGTCATGCGGCTGCCTCGAGGCGCCGCCGCAGCGGCGTCGGATACTCGCCCGTGTAGGGCCCGACCGGCAGCCGGCGCTGATAGATGCGCTGGAAGTGCGGCATCGCCCGCCAGTCGGCCGGCCATTGCTGGATGGCCGAGGCTTCTGGCTTCGCCCACTTCAGGTGCACGAAGGCGGGCCCCGCGATCGTGTGCGTTGGCGCAGGCGCGGTGAACGTCTCCGCGAACCGCCCCTGGCGGTAGCGTACCGCCGGCGTGACACGAAAAACGCCAGCCGTCGGACAGTGCGGGTGGTTGCCGACCGCGCGCGCATCGTCGACCAGGTCCACGCCCGCGAACGAGATCCGGTCGTGCCCCGCGTCCAGGAGCGGATGCAGTTCGTCGCCGAGCCAGTCCATCGCCACCATGTCGCCGTCCCACTTCGCGACGTGGGTGCAGCTCGTGTGCGCGAGCGTCCAGTTGTAGTAGTAGCTGGTCGCGTGCACGGAGATCTCGGGGCAGCGATCATGCCCGGGGCCCATCGGCCGGAGCTCGAAGGGATACGGGAGGACGCGAATCGCGGCGCCGAAGCCCTCGAGGATCGCCGGCGTCTCGTCGTCGCAGGGCTGCAGCGCGACGACCACCTCGTCGCACCAGCCGAGGACCGATTCGATCGCCGGCGCGATCCACGCGGCCTCGTTGCGGACGCGGAACATCGCGGACAGGCCCGGCTGCCGGACCTCCCGCAGTGGCCGGACGTCGAAGGCGGCGTGCCCTTCCTGATTACGCAGCCACACGGAGGAGCGCCTCCTCGAGCGCGACGTGCGGCCACACCGAGAGGGCAGACCCTGGGGTGCAGTTGAGGACCTCGATGCGGCGCTCGGCGAGTGCCGGCGCGAGCGTCGGAAAGCACTTCAGGAAGAGCGCGAAGGGCGGCTTCGTGTCGACCCGCTCTTCGTACGACGCGTAGTGCGTGCGCCCACCGACGGCCCGCATGTCGTAGCCGAGCAGGAGCATACGCGCCACGCCGAGGTGCGCGGCCAGGTGGATCGCCTGATACCCGCCGTTGCAGCCGGTCCGGAGCGCGGTCGGATCGGGGTCGAAGCCCTCACGCCCCGTGTTCCGGTAGACGAGGACCCCGCGCCACTTCCCGGCCTTCGCCTCGAGCGACACCTTCACCCCAGGGAAGTCCGGCGCGCCCTGCTCCCACTCCCACCAGCGAGCATCGCAGGCGTAGAGCACGTCGGCCCACGGGGCGAGGCGCCACGTGTTGTTGATGGCGATCACCCGCACCCCGGCTTCACGCACCAGAGCGAGCTGGGCGTCGGTGAGGCTGGGCCCGGCGCCGAGGATGGCGACCGTGGCCCCAGCCCACGCATGTGCGGGAAGCGCCTGGGACATGGAACCTGGGACCTACTCGATCGTCTCCGCCGCGATCGATGTCGGCGGATACCGGTGATCGAACACCTCGATCCACGCGGCGAGCGGCGTGCTCTCCGCGGGCGATGGCACCGGGGATCCGTCGGTGACCGTGACGACGAGCTTGACGAAGCAGAATCCGTTGTTGACGTCGAGCTCGTCGCTCCGGCAGTTGATCTCGAGGAGCCCGTTGTCCTCGCTCGGGCTCGCGGCGCCGACGGGAGCCAGGGTGCTGGCCTTACCGGTGATCGCCTTCTCGCCCGTGCCCTCGGCGTCCGTCGCCTGCAGGAGCGAGGCGCCGACGATCTGCCCGGCGCCGATGACGCCGTACAGAACCCGTGCGAGCACCGACCCGACTTCGTCGAGCCCGACATACGCGGTCTGGAGCGTCGGCGGGGACTGCACCCCCGCAGGCGACGCATGCGGAAAGACGGCGGCCACGATCGGCGCGCGCGTCGATGGGAGGATGTTGGGCGTTTCCATGCGAGCTCCGATCTCCCCTACAATGGCGGTCCCGACTGCCTCAGTTGACGGAATCGATCGCGCTGTCGAGCGAAGAGGCGTAGCGGTGATCGAAGGCCTGCAGGACCCCGGAGACCAGCGCCGCGGCGCCGGAGACCGTGATCGTGAGGCGGACCCAGCGATAGCCGTTGTTGACGTCGAGCTCGTCGCTCCGGCAGTTGAGAATCGCGCCCTTGTTGCTGTCGCTGCCGGCCTGCGTGAGCGCGGTGATGGCCTTGCTGGTCACGTCGGCCGCCGATCCCCCATCGCTCGTGGTCTGCTCGAGCTTCGCGTTCACGACGCCGCTCGATGAGATCACCCCGACGTTGACGACGGCTTGCACCGCCTGCCGCGTCGACATGTCCACCCAGCCCGTCGACACGCTGGTGCCGGTGACCGACTGCGGCGGGATGAGGTCGATGGTCGATCCCCGCTTCGAGGGGAGCACGTTCGGCGTTTCCATTTGCGGATCTCCTTGGTGAGGGGAGAGCCAGCGCTCAGGGCTGGCCCTCGACCTCAGAGCCAGCGTTACCGCGCGGCGAGGGCGACGAAATGGCTCTTCGTGCTGCTCCCATACGCGGGCGACACCGGCGCGGACAGGAACGGCATGCCGCCGACGCGGATGATCCAGCGGAACGCCTCGACGTTGTAGTCGAAGAACAGGTGCAGCGAGCTGGCGCTCTCGAGCTCGCCGCGCTGCGTGGCGTAGTAGCCTGCCGGCGCGATGAACTGGAGGTCGCCCACCGATCCGACGGTCGCGCAGTGCTCGCTGAACATCAGCGGCCGGCCGACGATGAACCCGCCAGGCGCCTGGGCGATGCCCGTCGCGGGCGGCGTCCAGATCGTGTTCTCGCCGAGCCGCAGGGTGATGAGTGAGGGCAGCACGTCGGTGTTGGCCACCCAAACGGCCTGGCCGATGAAGTCCGCCAGCATGCGCGAGTACATCTCGGCGACGTTGAGCGCGGTCAGGTTGACCGCCGGGCTGCCGTTGTCGGTCGCCGCCTGCGTGACGAGGGCGCCCGCATTGAGCCAGCCCAGGGGCTGGCCTGCGCCGGTGCCGCGCATGAAGGCTGCACCGAGCTTCCAGCGGATCGCCTGCCCGGCGCGGAGCGTGAGTCGCGAGGCGAGCCGCGGCGCGTCCTGCAGGAGCTCACCGGTCGCGAGGACGAACGCGTACAGCTCGTGCGCGATGACCCGCCGCGGGTCGGTGACCAGGCGCGAGGGCGTCATCTGCGTCCCCTCGCTACGCCACCGCGCCTGGACGCCCGTCGCGCCCCAGGGCGTCGTTTCATCGGCGAGCAGGTCGACCGAATTGCTGGTCGTCGGCTCGCGCGTGATCAGGTCGAGCAGGGGATCGTTGAACGCGATCTGGTAGATCTCCTGCCTGGCCTGCGGCGGGACCATGTAGCCATCGGTCGAGCCCGTCTCGCGATGGAAGTCGGTCGGCGCCGCGCCCGGCTGGGGGACCGGCGTGGCGAGACGGGGGTCGACGGCGCCGCCGGGACGGCAGGCCGTCTGCACGGCGATCGCGAACTCGCCGACGTCGCGCCACCCGAGCATCGGGTCCTGCATCCGGCGCTCGTCACCGGACTGGCCGACGATCACGCGCCCGTGCTGGTCACGCTGCGGTTGCTGGATGGCCTGCCCGGAGGCGCCGGTGCCGGTACCGGTGGTGGCGATCCGCTGCGAGGAGACCGCCAGGTCGCGTTGCTGCTGGCGCTGCTCACGGTCGATCTCGGCGTTGACCGTGGCGAGCTCGGCCTCGATCGCGTCGTCGCGATCCTTTTCGGTCTGGGTGAGGTCGCGGTTTTCCTTGGCCGCCAGGTCGAAGATCGCCTTGGCCTCGGCGGTGAGCTTGGCGCGCCGGTCAAGCAGGGCCTTGAGTCGCATCGTGGTGTCTCCGTTGCGACTCTCAGGCGCCGTACACGCGACACGCGGGCACGAAGCGCCCAGGTCGCAGCAAAACGATTCTGCGGTCTGGGAACCACGTGCCCGCGTGTCAATGGACAGCGCGTGACGCTGTGGGGCCTGTCTCCAGTGCTCAGCGGGTCAATGGACGCCGCCAGATTCCGTGCAGGCGCAACCGACTACGGTGATTAGCGTAGGCGCGGTCCTCGGATCCTGTCAAGGGCACCTCCGATGCTGTTGACTCGCCTTGCCAAAGAGGGCGCCGCGGCGGCCGATCGATTGGCCGACCGCGGCGACCAGCGCCCCTTACCTACGCTTGCCTACGGGCCAGGCTTTATACCCGTAGTCGCGCGCATCGAGGTAGCGCCCGGCCCAGTGATTCCACACGACGACGTAGAACCCTTCGAACGTGGGCCCCACGGCGCGCGGGACCTGCCGGTCCTTCGAGCGAGTGCGAGTGATCATGATTCCTCTCGGGAATCAAGATCGCGAGGCGACGATCCGATTACTCTTGACACGGTGTCCCGTGTGAGACGATAAACTTCGTCTCCGGGAGGCGGCACCGAATCGCGAACGGCGCGATCGTCACACGCCGACGGCACGGCAGCTGGCAGGCTGCCGTGCTCGTTACGTCCTCAGCTCAAGGTAGCCTCGCGCCGGCGCGACCGTTTCCGGCCGAGTTGCACCGAAGTCCACACCCCGAGCGTCGTCGGACCTACAGCTCGCTGTTGGTGGCTCTGAGGAAGGATCCCGCGGGCTGACCTTGACGCGGAGCCGAGCGCGAGGATACGCTCTGGCTTGCTAATCGTTCCCTTCGGCCGTCGAGGTGCGCTAACACCCGGCGGCCGTTTCTCCGTACCGCCCCAGCGACGCGCCATCATGCGCTCGTGTGACACACATGTCAAGGCCTCTCGGGCCAGATATAGGCGCCACAACTTCCAATGTCCACAATAGGTTGTGGATTATCCCGTGGAAAGTCACCCTCCCGCGGACCTTTGCCTCGACTGACAAGTTACCCCACGCCAGGGCTAGTTCTCAGCCAGCGACGAGCTCCCTCATCCGCTGGCGACGAGCTCGCCACGAGTCCTGTGCGGCGGCCGCAGGTACGGGTGCCGACGTCTTCCCGCGCCCGACGCGCCGGATCGTCTCCTCGAGCGTCCCGACGCTGTCGGCCATCCCGCGGTCGACGGCATCCTGCGCGGTGACCGTCCGTCCCTCGCCCCAGGCCTTCCGGACCTGCTCGACGCCAACGCCGCGCCCCTTCGCGACCGCCGACACGAACATGCCGTAGTAGTGATCCACGTGACTCTGCAGATGGACGCGAGCATCCTCCTGGAGCGGTTCCGCAGGGTTGCCCTCGACCTTGTAGCGGCCGGCGAAGATCCAGGTGACCTTCAGGCCCACGGTGTCGAGCATCTTCGAGAAGTCGAAGTGGGCCGTGAACACGCCGATGCTCCCAACCTCTGAGCTCGGCGTCACGACGATCTCGTCCGCCTGCGCCGCCAGCCAGTAGGCCGCTGAGGCGGCGAGCGTATCGACCTGCGCCACGATGGGCTTCGCGCCGCGCGCATGCCTGATGGCATCGGCAGCCTCGGGCAGACCGGCGACCGATCCGCCAGGACTGTCGACATGGAGCACGATGCCGCTGATGCCCGGGTCAGCCACGGCGATCCGCACCGCAGTGACGAGCGCCGCCGGCGACGTCATGCCGCGATACCCCGGCGCGATCGTCCCCCTGATGGGAATCACTGCGACGACCCCGCGCCGCGTGTTCGCGGTGACTGCCGCGACCTGCGCCTCGTCGGACTCGCGCTCGGCGTGTAGCGAGAGCTCGAACGCCCGCTGCAGCCACGGCTGGTCAATGGCCCAGGGGCGATAGGCGAGCGTGCTCAGGGACGGTGCGAAATCAGGCAGCGGCGGCATCCCTCTCCTCCTCCCCCAACGCCCGCGCCGCGAGCCGCGGCACGAGCTGCTCTTCCCACGTCGACATGCACGCCGGATCGGCGAGCACGGCTTCACGCTGCGCGTAAACGTACCCCCACGCCTGCGCGCCCGTCAGACACAGCACCTGCTGCACCATCCGCACGTGGCCCTCGTAGAACTTTGTGAGCCAGGCGTGCAGCTGCTCCGGCGTGTCCTGCACCGTAGAGGTCCTGGCGCGGATCGCTTCGACTTCTTTCCGCACAACGCGCTCGGCGGCGCTGCGGGCGATGGCCCGGGCCCGTTCGTTCGCCCCGTTGCTGGGCGGCGCCGACGGCGCCGGCGCCTCGACCACCTCGTCACCGCCCTCGAGCGGGTTCCAGTCCTCGAACGCGCGCGCCTCGTTCGGCGTCATGAACTGATTCGTGATGCCGCGCTCGTAGGCCTCGAACCGCGTCTTCAGGTCGCCGCGCTTCAGGCCATCGAGGACGAACTTCGTGAAGACCGTCTCCTGGTCCTCCTCGAGGATCAGTTCGGTGTCGAACTTCTGCTCCCAGTTGACGGCCCACCCGCCCACCGAATACGTCACGAACGATAGGAAGAACTGCTCGGCCGACGCGTAGGTCGCTGTCTTGTCCGCGTACCCCACCATCACCCCGGGCACGCCCAGGAAGCGCAGGAACTCGGAAATCTGGAAATCCCGCGACAGGATGAACTCGGCATCCTTCGCGTTCATGCCGGTCGAGACCCACTCCATCCCCTCTTCGAGCACCGCGACGCTGTGCCAGTTCGCCGGGCCAGCGTTCGCGCGCCGGAACGATTCGGCGACGCGCTGCGCGGTCTGCGGCTTCATCACCGCCGGGTGCTTCAGGAGCCCGGCCATCTTCGGCGCCCGGCCGAACTGGCTGGCGCCGTACCGCTCCTGCGCGAGCGCCAGGCCGACGCCTTCCCGCATGGCGGTGATCACCGACACCCCGCTGATCCCGTCCAGCGAGAGGCCCGGGATGTGCAGCACCTCATCGCTCGTCAGGCGCTCCTCGGGCCTGTTGCTCGGCGTGTGCAGGTAGACGAGCCTGCCGTCGGGGAGTTGGTCGACGGGGCGCGTGTGGTCGGGCATCAGCGGCCGCAGCTGGTCGGCGAATCCCCGTGGGCCCGACACGATCCGGTTGAAGAAGTTGCCGCGAAGCAGCGCGTGCACCATCCCCATCGATCGCCACTGGAACGACGTCTGCCAGCGGTTCGGGCGACGCCGGAGGACGCTGTAGAGGCCCAGGTCCTTGGCGCGCTCGCTGCCCCGATCGTCGGCGGTCCGCCGGTAGGTAATCAGCGGCACCGACGCCAGCGACCAGGACAGGACGCGCAGGGCGGCGAACACCGTCGACACCCGCATCGACGTCTCGTCGGTCACCGGCATCCCGGCCGCGCTCATGGGGTCGAGCCCGCCCCACCAGTGCGGACTCGCCGCATCGCGCGTGCTGGCGGCGACCCGACCGCCGAAGAGGGACTCGAGCAGCATGGTGGCCTACTCCTCCTGCCGGCGCGGCGACGCCAGAAAACTGAGCGCCGCGCTCGCGATGAGCACGCCGCCCAGCGCCATGAGGGCATACCCGACGCCGGCGACAAGGCTCACGCCCGAGATCAACGACACGACCCCGAACACCGCCAGCCAATCTCGCAGGGACAGCCGTCTGAACCGCGCCATCTGATTGTCGCTCATGAGGGCGTGCTACGAAAAATCAATCAACGCAATGCCGTCCTCGCGCTCCGGCGAGTCGTAGACGGACGCGCTCTCGGGGAGCTCGTCGAGGGCAGCGTCGAGCGCCATGATCAGCGCGACCACCCCGTCGATCTTTTCCGCGCTGGCGTCCTTGTCCGGCCTGACCTCCTTGTTGCGGCCGAACCGGGCCACCAAGTTGGAGGCCATCCACGCGAGGATCGGATTGCCGTTGTGCGCGATCGCCCGGTCCTTCGTCAGCTTCTCGAGGCGCCGCATCGCCTCGGTGAGCTGGAACCCCTGCGGGGTGTCGACGCAAGTGATCCCGGCGCCCTGGAGGTGCAGGGCCATGTGGTTCGCGAAACGCTTGTCGTAGGCGAGCGTGCGGACGCCGTCCGCCAGGCAGTCCGCCTGCACGGCCTCCTCGACCTGGTCCTCGTCCGTCGTGGTCCCCTGGGTAATCTCCAGGACGCCGGCGGCCTTCCACTGGGCGTAGGGCCGCTCGGGATACTGCTGGAGCGCGCTCTCCGGAACCCAGAAGCGCGCCTTCACGGCGATGCGGCCGTCGGCGAGCGTCCAGATGCGGACGAAGGCCGACAGGTCATCGCTCTGCCCGAGGTCCAGCCCCGCATAGCACGTGGCGCCGCCGAGCTCGTCCTCGGTGAACGTCGCGCACTCGAGCCACGCCCCCATGTCGAGGAATACGACCCGCTGCTCGGTCCAGACGCAGAAGTTGAGGCGCTGCACGATCGCCGCGGACGCCGGCATCCCTTTCGCCTCCCGCACCAGCTCGCGCAGGTAGTCCCACGTGATTGACACCCCGAGGTTGGGATTCGCCTTCCGCCAGTGCGGCCCCTCGACGTCCCAGCGATCACACTTCAGGCACTTCTCGTCGGGGAACTGGCGGCCAGCCTTCGCGTGCTCGTCGCAGGGGTCGAGCTGACAGACGAAGGCAAACCAGGCGTCGTTCTCGATGACGCCCTCGAGCACCTTGCGCGAGTACTCGTGCAGCTGCCAGCAGATCGACGTCTTGTCGAAACCGCTGTTCGTGATGATGACGATCTGCGCGTTCTTCCGGCCCTTCGTGCCGGCGCGCATTTTCTGCACGACGATCGCGCGCGCCTCGTGCACCTCGTCGATGCCGGCGAACTGCACGCGCTTCCCGTCGAGCCCTCGCTTCTCGGCGCTGATGGGGCGCAGGAAGGACCCGCTCGAGAGCACCGCCATGTTGTGCTCGCCAACGTCCACCCGCTTGTGGATCAGCGGCGATGCCCGAACCATGTTCTGGGCGTCCACGTAGGCCAGCCGAGCCTGGTCCCTCGAGGTGGCGGCGAAATAGCACTGCGCTCCGCGGCGGCCGAGAAACATCGCGCGGATGCCGAGGCCCGACATCAGCGGCGTCTTGCCGTTGCCTTTCCCGATCTCGGCGTACGCGATCCGGAAGCGGACCGTCTTCTTCACGGTCCACCAGCCGCAGACCGACCCGACGACAAACTTCTGCCACGGCGTGAGCAGGAACGGGATCCCAGCGATCGGTTCGGCCAGCGCCTCGAGGGAGAGCTCCTCCTCGCCGGTGTCGTCGTCTCGGTCGATGTCGGGGAGGTGGAGGAAGCGCTCGAAAAACTCGATGCCGTCGCGCGCATCCTCGACGCGCCACACGAGGCCTCGCGCCGGACCGTGCTCAAGGTCCTTCAGATGGCGCTGACAGGCGAGACGGACCTGCCGGCCGGCGATCTCCTTGCCGCCGACGACGGCCCGCGCGTAGGCGGTGACGGGGTCACTTGGACGCGTCGTCATCAGCCCCGCTGACTATCTTCCGTCCCTGCGCAATGACCGCGGCGACAGACAGCTGCGCCGAGACGATCTGAGAACGCTGACTCGCCATAGCCTCATTCAGAGCACGAATCCGGTCCACGAAGGGCCCTGCCTCTTCGGTCTGATTGAGGATCCTGAGCGCCTCGTCCGCAGTTTCCACCGCGGTTCGGCTCGCGTCGAGGAGTGTCTCGAGCATCTCTAGGAGTCGTTCGAGTACGGGCACCGGCAATTCGACTGTTCTCAACGTCAGCCACGCTTTCTCGCCAGATATGCCTCAAAGGGATCGACCGGCGGCGGCGCCGCACCGCGACCGCCCTTCCCGTCCTCTCGCATCTGCGTGCGGCTCGCTGGCGTCGCCCCGAACTCCACGAGCCACTTCCGCAGGGCGTCGATGATCCGCAGTTGCTGAATCACGAGCGGATGCTCGCGCGCCTCGAGGTAACTGACGTTCCCGTCACGGCGCCGCTTGAACGCGAGCATCGCGGCGTGCCGCGGCGACTTCGCCCGGGCCTCGCGGTTCTGCTCCGCGAGCTGCAGCAGGCCCACGAGCCCGGCCAGGGCAAAGGTGTCGCTCGTCTTCGTCCAGCCACCGAACCGCTCAAGCGCCAGCGCCCACAGCTCGCACTCGCGCTCGGAGAGCCAAGGGAATGGGTCGAGCTGCTCGTGCGTCTCCTGCTCGAGCGCGTCGACGTCGAGCGGCTTGTCGCCGTCGCGGTCCTTCCGCCAGGTCCCTTGGATGACCTTGAGCTCGGTCGGCTTCGGTTTCGCGCCAGCGCCGCGTCGCTTGCCACCTCGAGGCATCAGGCGTCGGCCTCCCGCAGGCGCGTCCGCGCCGTCTGCAAGTCGACGAGTGCCGTGGCGAGCGCGCCAATCACGCCCGCGACGTCCGATGCCGGCACGGGCTCGCTGCCCACGAGTGCGCGCGTGACGACCGCGTCCACCCCCGCCTGCATCAGCCGCACGCGTTCCTTGGCCTGCCACACCGCGACCGTGGCCTTGTGGCGTTCCTTCACCGTGTCGGTCGCCATCATCGGTGCCATCGGCGCGAACTTTCTGATTCTGACGGCGCGTGAAAAGGAC